GCGGCGCGGGCGGCGGCGGCGTAGGTGGCGTAGGCGGCGTACTTTAGTTGTACAGAAAAAGCTGAATCAATCGCAAAGATTTGTAATTGATCTAAGGTCATTAGCCTTACTGAAACCCAAATCTTATCGGTAGGTGAAATACTATCTAGAGCTAAGAACTCAAGGATGTCGCCATCAAAATTAGAATAGTGCTCAAGGTAATTGTTAAAACTCTCTGCGCAAGGATTCATTGCTTTAATGATTTCTGTATTAACTTTGATTTTCATGAGTTCCCTTTCTTCTCGATGGTCATGGCTGAAGACTCAAGCTTCAAACACTCATGGATTGCGGGCCAAGATTTAATCATGAAGCGGTCCAGCCGAACCCGCGCATCTTTTTTCATATCCATATAATTTAGGCACGACTGCAATTTTTCGTGGACGTAGGACGGTGAAGTTCGCGCCAAGAAATTCAATATGTCATCTTCACCCATGCTTCCCCAATAATAAGAATAGGTTCCCCAATCAGAATGAATCTGAAGCAAGCCTCTTCCTTTTTCGAAGTCAGTCAATGTGATGTAGGCAAAGGGGTCGTCGAATCGCAAAAGTATGGACTTATAAGTTGAATGATAAGTACTCACTTCTCACTCCCTTGCTCGATGGCTTTGAGGACTTCGCGGGCGGTGTCGTCGTGGACACACGGGTACCCATCGTGTGTGTAATGTGTTATTTCATAATGCTCCAAAGCCTCATACATCTGAAGCCAGGTGTCGCAGAGCCAATCTAATTCTTTTGACGTAAAAACCATGTCGGCTGGGAAGTTTTTAATTCTCAGTACTCGGTCTTTAGAGTTCAAATGAGATATTTCCTCTTTTAAAACAGAAAAACCGATTGAAATGCAATCACCTTTTGATCTCATTCATCCCCCTGAGTTTCTCATCAATCCTTCTCTGCAACGTGTCTGGCCTTACGAATGGGTTGTGTCAAGGCCTTCTCGACGTCCCACTTCAATCGACTGAGTCTGTAGTAAACATGTTTGTAGGACATCTTCTCTTCCTTGCACCATTCGCCGAGAGATTTGGTTACTCCATTACGAGTGATTTTTTTTGAATGGGGTGGGGTTTTTTCTTTGGTCATTTGCAATCTCCCCCTCTCTTGATTTTTAAATAACATGCGTACCAGTCTTTTTTGATAATGGATCGGCCACGATCAAGAGAAATCTTTCCGGAGCAGATCTCTCTTTTTAAATGAGTTTCAACCACGTCTTTTTCCCGAGCTCCCGGTTTAGGAGAAAACCTCTGAGGCCAAAGGTTGGAGATATCATTGAGGCCACCTAATTCCAAACTTTCAAAGTGATCAACCTCGTACTCACCACGGTGTTTAGTGTAGTTAATACCATAACGCTCGTAAACTTCTCGCTTGGTCTTCTCACTTACGTTTCTTGAGTCGTTTGTGTAGTGGTGAAGACAGATCGTTTTGTTGATCGTGGCTTGAGTAATTTTAGGATCAGAGGCCCCAGGTGTTAACTTGTGGTCAGGATACGTTGGACCCGCGGTCAAAGCCTGGGCAAGAATCATTGTCAAGATCATTTAAGCCTCAAATAAGGAAGTTCGTGGACCAGGCCCGTTACCTGAAGAACCCATAAAATCATGAAGAGACAAACAACACCGACGATGATCTGGCGAACAAGATAAGGCATCGGGATTTGTAAAATTAACCAGAGAACAAAACCAACGATAGCAAGTGTCAAAACCAGTGCAATAAGACTCATTTTATTTCCCTTCAGTTATTTGATTGTCCAAAGTTTTAATCTGTAAAGATGGCCCTTACCCTTGTAAATGTCATGGGTAATCGGGTCTTCAACTTTCGTAAACCTTTTGTTTTCAAGTAGGGACTCGGCGATATTTCCGGCCGCCATTTTTTCCATTCCCAGGTGAAAGTCCTCTTTGTCCATGTCTTCGTTTTTAACGAAGTATTTGAATGACGAGATGATCACATGATCCTTCACCCACTGATTTAAAAAATCTCTGCGTTCCGCGACACTGCGGTTGAGCATGATTTTGTAAAGAAGCTCTAAAACCTGATCGTCTGTCATGGGAACATCTTTAGGTGTTCGGTGATTTTTTTACGAAGTTTTGTAAGTGCCAACGCTGTTGCGGGGTTTTTTTGGTGATCCAAATACCCTTGAAAGGCTGAAATGGAAGACAAAAGATCTTCCAACTCCTGACCGTCAAAAGGAATTGAAACGGTTACGAGCTCAGCCGCCTCACCAATATGATCAGTCGGATTAAGTCGGTGAACCTTCTCGGCTCTCAAAACAATGTGAACATCATCATTGATGGGATCAATCCAATTTTTAAATTCGAGAATGTTTCTGACTCTAAACCACTCTTCATTTTGGCGAAGTTTATTCTGAACCTCCACCATATTTTCATCCATCAGTGTGTTTATGGTTTTTGCATCGTTCACAACAACATCTCCACTTTCCGTTAAATCTTTTAAACTCAGCCTCGTCCGTAATCTTTTTGCAAAAAAAACATGGGGCCGGGTACCTCAGTCTGTTTTCTTTCCCCTCAGGGTGTCCAAAACCTTTCCGCAGACGACCTCGTGCCAAGAGTCCCCCTCAATGTAATAAAGTGCTAGATTGAGGGCCACCTTCAATCTCTCGGCAAGAAGAATGGGGTCTGTCGCCTCTACCTCTTTGTAGACCATCTCGAACTCTTCGTTGAACGTCATAACATTTCCCAAACAGAGGTGACGCCCTCAAAGAGAAGGTAGGCAAAAAAACTCATCCAGATGGCAATCCAAACCAAAATTATTCCCCAGGCAAGTTTTGAAACAAATCCCGCCTCGTCGAGTTTCCTATAGATCCAACTCATTTGTTCATTCTCCTTATCACGTCACCACGGCCGGCATTCTCAAGCCACATCAAAACCCTTGGGTAATTCTTGCACATCTTTTTCCATCCAATCTGATGAACCATCGTGTGGTGCTCTCTGCACAGAGGCATCAAATTATCAAATTCATCTTTACCACCAGCGCCAACCGTCGTAACGTGATGAGCATCTCCACCTTGTTTTGAACAGGCGGTGCAGGGAAGTTTTTTGACCGCATCGATAACCCAACTCACCTTGATGGTTTCTCCGCCTTGCGTCTTAAAATCTTCACAGACTTCTCAGCGATGATGCACATCCGAACCTGATTCGAGCTGTAGTAACTCTTAAAGATAACCTCACTCACACCGTTCCCGGCCAAAATGACAGAGTCACCACGACCAAGTGTGATGGCCATGGCCGCCGTCTCACGAACTGGTTCGGGGGGCGGGAGTTCCAAGATCTCGCATGATTTTTTCAAATTGCCACTTCCTTAGTTTAAGGGCCGAGTCCACTTTGAATAAATTTAAACAGGCTAAATCAACTTTTGATTTGTCCCAACCTCGGGACTTGGATGCCTTCTCGTAAACTTGAGAGGCTTCATTCATCGTCACCGGGGTTTCGTTTTTGGGAGGTTCTTTGGGGAGAGAATGAGTTTCCGAAGACGGCGGTTCATCCTCTGGGAATTCAGGAGGTCGAGTTTGAGTTTGCTGTTTTCCTCCGACAGGATCTCCACTTCGGCCCTGAGGCACTCGATTTCCAGCTTGAGGCGTTGAGGTGGGTACGTTTGCAGATTTTTTGGAGGCGTCTTGGGCCCTGATTCCATCATCATCCTCCTGAGATATTCCGGTTGCGGCGGCCAAATGGTAACGACGCAAATAGGTCGTAAAGCTTCCGTAGTCCTGGGGACCGTGACCCCTCATTTGAATATCTGCGTCATACAAGATCCCAGAGATCCACTGACCGGACTTGTGTTGGATGATTGTTTGAATTCCGGTCGAGAGAAGCCACTGAGAGTAAGACAGGCCGTGATCCCCGAAAGGTTTTTTTAGAGCCTCCTGGACGTTCTCAAGCTTGGCATAATTGTATTTAGCCCCTGGCTTGCCCTCCCTAGACATGTTCACACCACTATCTTTAATGACGGCTTCGTAGGCCGCCTGAGCGCCACTGAGGGCCGAGAACAGTTGGTCTGTCTCACTGCTCATCTTGACCGCGCCGAGGTCCGTGTACTCACTCATGGGTTACCGCCTCGTGAGCCTCTTCTCCCCCTACTAGGGGATAACCAACATCATTGACATCTTCTGTGGGAGTCGGTTCGGCAGATGCAAATTTTGCATGGGCCCTTCGCCTTCGAGGTTTCCTGATCACCTGTGTCATGTGGGCAATAGAGATCACGTCACCTGCGGCAACGAAATCAAAGATGCTTGTTCCCTGATCAAGTTGATAAAAAATACCGGCTGCGGTTTCAAAAACCCCGGTCACGAATCCCGATCTTGAATCTTCGGCCCTCAAAAATGTACCTAGTTTATACACACTTCTTCTCATTACTTTATCTCCTTTTTGTTGGCCGATACTCTCAAAGTCCACCCTCTTTCAACGATTACACCGGGAACCTCTTCACCTTTGGCAACGGCTTCCTTGATGGCGTTTTTGTCGATCTCGAGGATGACTTTTTCTCTGGCGTAAATGGCGGGAATTTTGGTTTGGTCTTGAACAACAACGGTGGGGGGCGAAAGGGACAACTTGTACCGAAAGAGGTTCCCCTGAATCTCTTGAGTGTCCATCTCAAGCATCGCCCACTTCATTTGATCTTTTAAGCGACAACTGAGTTTATTTAAAGACGAAGCCGCAGACGAGAACATTTTAGCGTGTTCTCTAAAGTGTTCCTCTAGGGCTTCGATGCTTTTTTGCTTAAACTGATAGTTGTCTGATTTGGTGGCGAGATTGGCCTGGATCTCTGAGATCCAATTGACGACGGTCGTCTCGATCATTTCGTCACTGATGTCCCCTCCCGATTCCTCTAGAAGGTCGTCGATGGCTCGACGGTCTGACACAATTTGCGACAATGTTTTGTTCTCACCCATGAGTCTGATCCTTTGTTGTGGGACACTTATCTGGCAATTTTTGTGGCAAGTCCAATAAAATTTTCTCAAAAAGAAACGGCCAAAACAGTTACCTTCGATTTGGCCTCAATTATGAGTTTTGATTATGATTATTGATTATGACGCGCTACACTGTATTTAGAAGTGAGGTGAACCTTGGACGACAAAATCAAAGAAAAAATGGTGGCAGTTGACGACATCTTGGCAACGGTGAAGTCAATCGCTCAAGAGGGTTTAGAGGAGATGGGTGAGGAGCTCAACGAGATTTCAGCACTCGACCTGATTAAACAAGCTTTGCATTACTTTGAACTTATAGCTGAAGAAGGTGATTTATGAAACATACTCCCGGTCCGTGGCATTTGGATATTGACGTTGTGGTCTCGAAAGCCCAGAAGGACGGTGATTGGCCGGTTGTCTGCAAGATGAAGGGTCCCGAGATTGATGGGTTCAACCCTTTTGATGGAAGGTTGATCGCCAAAGCCCCCGAACTTTTGCAGATGGTGGACATTCTTGAAAAAACAGTTCGTCACGCCGCAGAACAAGCTTTGCTTCGAGGGCTCACGACGGTAAGTGAAGAGTATTTTAAACGGGCGGATTACGCCCTAGAATTAAGAAAAAAAGCCATGGGGGATTAATGTCAAAATCTGAACAACTCAGACATGTGAACGAGCTCTTAGACACCGTATACGAAATCATTTCACAAGGAATTGACGACATGGGGGAGGTTGAGGCAAAGAAGCTCTCCTCTCTAGAGTTGGTCGAGCAGGCAATAAAGAACGTCAACTCTTTCATTCAAACTGGAAAATCCGCAAGGAGGTTTAAAAATGGATAACTACGCCCCTGGGTCAGACCCATCGATTGCCCCCTGGAATCAACCTTCTTACCATTTTGAAGCCGACAGCATGGGTCTTTGTTGTCAATGTGGCTGTCATGATGATCTAAACGAGTGTGACCTTTGTGAGCTCTGTGATCAGGAGGAACATGAACATTCGTGACCGTCTTTCCAAAGTCTCTGAGGATTTAAGAATTCTCGTCCAAGTCAAGATTGATCGGGACCTGATGGATGCTGTCGACGTCCAAATCGAAAAAGACAAAGTCGCAGGATTTCAGATCGACCGAACCGTCTTGATCAGCGAGTGTCTCAAGGGTTACCTTGAGGAAAGTTCTCAGAAGAGACGTCGGGTTTAAGAAGTTTTGCCACCTCACGAGCCACCCTTTCCATCATGAAGGGTGGTACACTCATTCCGCAAACGTACGCTGGATCTGTTTTACCAAAATTGAAATCATCCGGGAAAGTCTGAAGTCTCACAACTGCCGCGTCTGAAATTTTGTTTGGCTTGTCCCAGTGAAAGTGACGACTACTCCCCGTTTGGGTGAAGGCAATTTGATCTTTGGATAATTTCTTTTGAGAGTTAAACCCGCCGACCGATCCCATTCCAAACCCCGGTTCACATTTTTTCCAATCACTCAGACTTTTGGGTGCCGTGATCGGTTCACCCACCGTTTCAATTCCCTCACAGGCCTCGCTGACCGTAATCGGTTTTTCCTGAAATTCTAAAACGAGTTTCGGTATTTTAAGATCTTTCCTTCTGGAGACAAAAAATGTTCTCTCCCTTGCTTGAGGGACCCCCATTCGGGAGGCGTTTAAAAGAAATAGTTGAGAATCATAACCAGCCTTATTAAAAGCCTGAAAAATCTCTTTCACATACCCACGGGCTTTTCCCATGATGAGGCCCTTCACATTTTCAGAGATGACGACTTTGGGTCGCAGGCGGTTTGCAACGTCAATGAAGTGAAAAAACAAATCATCCAGAACCTGATGGGCTTGACCTTCCCTGAATTTCTTTTTCTCACCCCAGGCATCCTCACGACTTCCGGCTACCGAAAAAGACGAACAAGGTGGTGATCCGTCCAGTACATCAAGGTTCATGAGTTCGTCAGGTATTTCAGAAATAGATTTGAAATCTTGAACACCCATCAAGTAAGAAATTTTTGGTTTGTGATTTTGACGATAAATACCCATCATTTCAGGATCTATTTCGACTCCACCTAAAACCTCAAAACCTGCCAGTTTGTAACCCATGGTGGAGCCTCCACCGCAATGAAAACAGGAAAAAACTTTAAGTCCATTTGGTTGGACCGAATCGAGGTCACGAAGGTTCCATGGCTTACTTGACATCTTTTTCATCCCATTCAAAGTTACATCGAGGGCATTTGTTTTTAAAAGTCTCAAATTCTTCAGAACTTAATTCCGTTGAACCCGTTTTTAGATCAGGTTCTGAATCCACAAAAAGACTTTCAAGATCCATCTTGGTGAACCCGGTCAGGTCCATGTCGATATTGAGTGCGTCCAGTTCTAAAAGATCTTCTGTGAGAATCTTGAGATCAAACTTACCGCCATGTTTGTTGGCTGCAATATTGGCCGCGAGTTCAGTTTTCTCATCCCAGTCCACTTCCCTATATTTGTGACGTTCTCCTTCAAAAATAACGTAACCCTCAGCGACCGTCCCGGCTTCAGTTGGTTTTTTGTATCTCACTTCAATGACGACTTCTTCTGTAAAAGGAATATGTTTTGATCTTTGGTGACCACCCACCAATTGATTTGTTCTTCGGTTGAAAACAATACATCCCAGGTCCCCAAATGCTCTCATGGACTTCTCAAGCATTGTGGATCTTTCCTCTGTAATTGTCCGTGGGTTACGAGGATTTGGACGGAGATCCTGTACTTTCGATACGGGTATTTTAATTGTATTCATGAAGGGATTCCATCAGTCCATTATAGGACAGTCAAGTGTCTCAAAGTGAGAAGAAGGGGATTTTCTCAGGGAGTTTGATAAACTAAGTACATGAAACACACACTCCTTTTTGTTCTTTTAGTCGGATGCGCAGCCAAAGAATCAACCACCTCACCCATGATGGTTTCACAAAACTCAATCTTCTCAAACGAACAGGTGACCTCAACGGGTGTCGAATCCTCGCTCGTCAACAACGGTGGCCAACTGAGTTATCTCTACGACCCTCTCATGAATGGAACTCTGAATCTTGCACAACTCAACTCGGTCGGCACTCGGACAATTGACGAAACAATTGGGCAGGGGAAACGGTTTAGCTACGTTTTTGCCCACGGTTCAGACTTTTACATGTTCGCTACCCTTAACAACTCAATTTATGCCTGGGTCTCAACTGACCTCTCAAGTTGGTCACCCCTTAACAACTCTCTCCCGGTTCTCTCGCCAGCCCCAGGGATCACTCAAAACCTCTGGAATGTTGGTGTCGATATCGATGACCAAGGTGTGTGGCACCTCTTCGTTGAAGCATCGGCCGGTTCAAACGCCGACGCGGGTCTTGCCTACTTCACGGCTACCTTAAACGGCACATCTCTAGATTTTAACCCGTCACGACCCACGTCATTTACCGTCGCAAAAGCCGGTAACCCTTTTGTAAGATTCATCCCCGGTAAAGGACTTCTGGTTGTTTACGGTGATCAATCCAATGAATTCTGGGATGTAAACGCCATGACCTCAACTGATGGAGTGAATTGGACCGTGTCAGACTTTGAGATGGGCATTGAAGGAATTCACGTCTGCGATCCGACAATGGAGGTTGTGGGTGACACCCTTTATCTCGGCGTCAGTGTTGACCAAAAAGAAGTTCACGTCATGAGTGTTCAAATGAGTTTTGATCAATTCTTTGACCTCATCACTTCCGACGAACTCTGACAATTGGAACATTCCTCATCTCGTTTAAAAAACTCTCAGAGACATTGATATAAGAACTCAATATCTGCTCTCGTTTCTCCATGTATTCTTCTATCGTTTCCTTGGCATAACTTTTTGACGGACCACTCGAATTTAAAAGACGGTTACTCTTGTAATTTGTTTTACGAGTTCCTTTGAGCTGACTTGATACTTTCGCTTGTTCATTAAGATCTGTTTTTATTAAATTCAACTTGTGGAACAACCCGACACTATCAAAGTTCTTAACTCTCAAAACCAGGATTCTGTCTTCTGAGAGGAGTTTCTTATCTATCGCTTCGTCAATCATCCTCTGTTTGTGATCACCATGGTACTCTCCATCTATTTCGAGAGCGATCTTCTTGGAGTGAAAGAAGAAATCAAATTGTCTGTACTTGTGAATCCACTCTCTCGTGTACTCGGATGGTTTAAAGTTCTTAGCAATGATCTCATATGCCCAAAGTTCTGCACCAGTCGCTTTGATCTTTTTTCGACTTTGACTCAGGAATGCGAGTTCTTTTTCGTCCTGTGCACTTTTACGAATAATCCGTGATCCGTCTTCTAAAACAATTTCATGTAACTTCATTCTCTCCCCTCTTGCTGTTCGGTGAAGACGTAGGAATCCCTTTAAGACTGTGTCTAAAAGTTTCACTCTAAATAGGAGTCAACCCCTGTCCCTGCTGGCTTGTATAGTCCCTATGGTGGGGACCTTGACCAGTTCAGGTAAATCTATCTTTACAGAGGGAAGAGTCGGTTTGTTGCTCAACCTTGCCACCGTTCCCAAGTCAGGGGATACGGCAGGTCAAACCCTCTGTGAATCTTGCTCTTACGGAGCCAGACGCTATCACCCAGTGTTTCTCTCTACGCCTTGCCAGGCCAGAGAGTATGCTAGTCTTGGTTATCGACGAGGACCGAAGTCCCATGCAGGCAAAGGTGGCAACCCATCCGTACACTGTAGGGCGAACACCAACGCCCCCAAAAATGAAGTACCTTCAGAGTTTTTAGGTAGCCAATCAAAAAATTGGATCAACTCCTCGTGTCGCTAGATTTTTAGGCGACACGGTGCCATAATTTCGAAATGGATTGTAAAAGCTGTAAAGGTCGAAAACGTATGGTGAAGGTCAAAGACTCTTCAGCTCATCTCATCTCAATGGACAAACCGTCCTCTGAAACCGTGAACAAAAAACCACCCACCTCTAAATGATTCACTCCCCGACGGTGGAGCTCTTCTCTTAACGACGCCCTGAGTTGACGGGCATAATCCATCTCCTGGTCCGCTTTTTCCCGACACCACTGGGCTGAGGTCATCAAAGACCCCGCGTGGTTCTCTAAAATCGTGATGGCGAGGCCAATCTCGTTCGGTGAGGACATGACTGTCTTTTTCAGTAAATGATCAAACTGGGCCTTTATGGGCGTCACTGACTGCGCAAGCTCTTCCTTGGGAAGTTCCTTGGACACACCGCGGTCAAAAATCATGGCCGCCGTAGCTCTTAAATTCACAAGCGCGTCATAAAAGGTTCTCAAGGGTCGACTGCCAGGGTGAAGGTATCGACCCCTTCTTGCAGGGCCATGAATTTTTCAAACGTGATTTTGGATTCGGTGATCATGTTTCCGGAGACGGCTTGGCCGACGAGAACACACCCCTCACTGTCGTCGTTATAGTTTCCGGGGTGAAAGAGAATATTGGAGTGACCGACAACCCCCGTGATCTCAAAGGTCTCAAAGTCTTCGGTCATGTTTTTGAGACGGTGGGGACCCCGCTGACAAGTGTAAACACCCCTGGGGACCTTCGGCATCCAGTCATGAGCATAAGTTTGGTAGGCGTGCTCTAAGGTGACGGCGACCTCAAGATCGTTCTCGTCTAAGAGTTTTCCAAAAATACCGCCCGAGTTTCTGGCACTTCGAATAAGTTTTAAGTTCATAATGACCTCTGAAAAAGAAAAACCCGGCACCGGATGGGGGTTTGTGCCGGGTTCATCAGGAATTTACTGGGGAGTCACAGCGCCGGGAGTGATGACGATCTGAGCCACATCTCCTGCGATCACGTTGATCGGGAGTTGTCCGGCTTGAGCGACGCCACCGATGGCACCAGAAACCTGAAGTTGAGTAGCTCCTTCTTTACCAGAAGGCAAGAAACTTGCGGTTAAACCCGTGGGATCTGCATTCACCGTTCCGATGGTCGGATCAGCGACGGTCCAAACGGGGGGCGCATCAAAAGCCTGAACGACGGGGTTCCCAAATTTATCTTCGGGTTGAATCGATAGGGCCAATGCATCATTTGCTTTCAAGTCCATGGTAGCTCCTTTGGTTACGGCTTTCCCACCAATGAGAAAACCTATTTGATAAAAACGAGAGACCACCTTTTGTCCCGACGAACGGTAAAGGCGGTAAGCAATTAAAATAGCAACGAGGACAACAATCAAGGCTAGAAAATTCACTTTGAAACCTCCTCAGAGAGCATTTTATCCGTCCACGTTGGCACAAACTTCGTCCAATGATGTTGAACTTCAAACTTAGTAAACTGGGCCACGGCGGTGCTGTAGCTGCAAAGGTTCGCATTGGCGTGGCAATAATTCAAAAAAAACTTCTTAATCTCCCCGTAAGTCTCAGGCGGCATGATCAAAGAATGGGCCACCAACTGATCAAAGGTCCAATTGTGCCCGTCCTGGGTGTAGTTATTTTTTCCCGTATTATCGACCCTAAAGTCGTTACCGGCTTCCATAAAATCACATTTTCCACCAAGGGGAGAATCTCTAAAACAGACAGGTTTGTTCGGGGGAATTCCTGCACAAGAAAAAAGTATAACATAAAGTATAACATATAAGTTATATCTAATAAACAATTTCATGTTGTACCTACATGGATCAAATTATCCCCTGCCTCATCCGTCGCACTCTGGTCTGAGCCATCTTGAGCGGTGATGTAGTCTGAAACTTGCGTTCCTATTTTTACTGAAACGTAAACAGCGAATCCAATTTTATCAAGATTTGAAACCACGAACCTAGCGGCCAGCGTCGCAAAAATATCAACAATGGGAGACATGAACCAGTATCCGAGAAATGACCACTGTCCGACAAAGTAGGCATTCAAGACGGTTGACCCATCACTGATGAGGAGTTGTTCCGCCTTTTGTAGAATCTGACTGTCCTGACCGATTACCACTGTCCCCATTTTTCCCCCGAACGTATTTTGTGACCAAGTAGGAGAGGACAATAAACATCCAATATTCCAGAAGTTCAATTCCTGAACGAGGTGGGTACTTGTTTTTACCCATCCAGTATTCGAACACTCCGTAGGCAAAAAAGCACAGGACAAAAATCCAGGACTTCTGCTGACACATGTTTTCCATTCACCCATCGTCGCACAAATAAAAAAGCCCGGATACTTGACCCAGGCCTTTTTACTCAAAATTTGGACTCAGCCCTTAGACTTGAATCTTCGCTTCTGCCGCCTGCAATTGCTGCATGACCAAAGCCTCGACTCCACCCAAAAGACCAGCTAAAGCCGCCACGATCTGATTTGAGCTCATCGCCAGTGAGGAGTTGATCCAATCAAACAAAATAGACACACCGTCATTGACGGCCACTTCTACATCCGGAAGCCCGGCTTTTTTCAAGGCCTCTTCCAAAGCGGCCAGATCCCAAGCTGCGGTTAATTGCAACTGGACCAGATTCACCTTGGGCGAACCGGGGAGAGCTGCCTCAATCATGGCAACCACTTGGGGAATAAATCCGATCAGGATGCCGTACAAGGGTTGGCTTGCTTCGGCCAGAACCAGAGAGGCCGAAACCCATCCGAGAACTACACCGGCAAAATCAACGGCCATTTGAAGCCCGTCGACGATTTCCTTGGCTTTCAAAGCCGCGACGAGTGCTGAAGAATCCCATGCTTGCGATAAAGTCATTTTTCACTCCTTGTGAAAGTTATTTGGTTCCTTGGTTACTATCCAAACGTCCCTGAATTCTGGCCAGAGATTTTTCAATCTCTGAGAGTTTATCGAAAATTTTGTTCTCTAATTTCTCATGACGAACCTGAAGATCAATGATTCCACTGTTCACTTTTTTGAAACTTTCGTTCACGTTCTCAACCTGCATTTTGAAAATTTCTTCCATTGATTTCACTTTCCCCTCCAGTCTAATCAACCAGACGATAAAACCGATCCCGGAGGTAATCAATGCAACAACGCCTCCAACAATTAATTCTGATCCACTCATCACAACCTCAGAGTTAAATTGTTTCTGTCGAATTCATTAGTTACCGACTCTTGAAATGGAAACCCAGTTCGAAGTAGTTGAGGCCGTGATCGTGGGGCTTGTTCCTCCGGCCGTTGCGTAAATCTGTAGGGTATCCCCGGCGTTACAAGGAACAATGTCGCTGACTATCCAACCAAGAGATACTCCGCTGGCTTGAGCAAGTCCCGGTATGAAATTGTCGTACATCGTTCCGTTCTTATAAATCCCGATGGAAACACCAAATGTTCCAGTGGCTGAAATATAGACCTCCGCATTGACCTGGTACTTTCCCGAGACCGGGCAAGTATAAGTCGAGCCGCTGTAGGCTCCGTGCGAGTCGAAATCCTTGACCGTATAGGTCACCGGCGAAGCCGTTGCCGAGAGCGTTGCCGTCGCCGAATGGTAACGCATGCTCACGGATTCAGTTGCCGTAACGACCGAAGGTCCAGATAGTCGAGCTACGGAAAAATTCGCATTAGTGCTTGACGCTGTGTAGGCAGCGTTTGACGCGAGCTGAATGTAATCTCCCGCACTAAGTTGCAAAATAATTGAACCGCCCGTGCCTTGTGACGGACTAATAGAGCCAATTTTATTAGAAGCCGTGGCTGTAAATGATCCATTTTTCGCAATGTAAATACCAGCCGATCCGCTCGACGTCGTGTCTAAGAAGTAACTGATTTGATAAAACCCTGATGTCGGTGCCGAAAATTTGTTTAAAGAACTTACGGCTCCGTGAGTGTCTGCTTCTAAGTTTGCAAAAGTGATCGCTGCGTTTGCGGCAACTGAAGTTGAAGAGAGAGTATTAAGTTTTGCAGCCAAAACCCTCGTGTCAGTATCGGCGCTGGACTGAACATTTGACGACCATCCTTGAATCGGAATCTTCGCATAAAAAGAAATGGGCACACTTGGAAAGTTTGTCCCAACTGTGTTGGTGTAACCCCCGACTGTTCCATTGGCGATTGCGAACGTGACGTAGTTATTACCGGGAGCCGCCATGACCTGAACAACATCTGGCTGGACTCGCTGTGATCCACCACCACCGACGACTTGAACATTTGGCAGTGACGTTGCAACGGTGACGTTTCCACTTATCCCGGCAAAACCTAAAGTCATGGTGACGCTTGACGATGTCAAAGTCGCTGGCGTGAAGTTACCAGTAATTTCAAGCGAATCACCGTTTCTTCTTGATTCAACCGACACCGAGGTCGGAGTCATACCAACGAAGACAGGTGTGTACGATTTTGTGTCGCTGGACGGAACCCCGAGAGGTGCCGTTTGAGGACCGACACTCAGGTCGTCAAAGTAAATGTTAAATGCAGTTCCGGTGCTGGCATTGATCGCAAGGATCGCTAAACGGTACTGAGTGCTGTTTGAAGTCGTCTGGAAGGTCGCGGTCACATAACCGGCCCCTGAGTTCTGGGTCATTCCGTAGACACCGGCCGGTTGAATCCAAGCCGAGTTGGTCACATCGTAAACGTAGACCGCAAAAGTATTTGAAGAGGTTCCCGAGAAATTTAAATTCGCGGCACCAGCCTGAACCTGATAATAAGCCTTGATCGTCAAGACTTTAGCTTTGTCCTCACTGTCGATGGTAAAAGCCGAAGAAATAAATCCTTGACCCGCCGTGACGGTCGAAGACGAACCAACATTTAGCGAAGCAGTTCCCGCAAGAGGGCTCGAAGTTGTCGCCGCAAAGGTCGTGAGAGAGGTTGCCCCAGTCGTAATTGTTCCAGTAGGCACGCCGCTGGTGAGAGTGGTATTAAACAGTGAAAAACCGTTGGTTGTCCCCTGCTCAAAGTTTCCGTTTCCGGTGTTACCATTGTAATTTGAAAGGTAGTTTTTTGATCCACCCGCACCTCCACCAATGACTCCCGTTGAGATCGCACTTGCTAAAGTTTGAGCTGGCGTGACCGAAGAGGCCCAAATCTGGGAATCAAGCGGCAGACAGTTCGCCAGAGAAGCGCCGGCATTTGTACAGTCGGTCGCCGTCTTGATCCCTTGTTGTTGGATCTTGGAGGCGAAGGCTGGGCCTGAAGCCATGAAGCCAGTAAGGGTTAAGACCAGAATTAAAAAAAGCTTCATGAAAATCCTCCCTGAAAACTAATAATTGTACTGAGCATAAATTGACTGTCCCGTCGATGGGGCCGTCACAAAAGTAACCGTTGATCCGCTTAGGGTGTAGTCTGTGGTTTGCCTCTGGATCTGTCCATCTAAAATGATCAAAACAGAGTTGGTCGAGGCCGGAGTATTCGCCAAAGTAAAAGCCGTCGTAGCTCCATTTACGGTCCCACTTGGGACTTCTTGAGCGTACCTGACCGTCACGGAACCCCAGGTTGGGGCTGAAGATCCATTCGAGGTTAAAACCTGATTGGTGGTTCCCGCTCCGATGGAGTTAATTTTTGAACCGTCGGTGTAAAGAATTCCCCCAGCGGTGACCGCCAGTGATCCGTTATTTGTTCCACCGATGGCGACCGGGAAGACCCCGCTAGAAGGGATCGCAATCGCGGTCCCTCCCGTGGCCTGTAATGAATCAGCAGTCAATGACCGGGTTGTCCCGGCCATGGCCATTGATCCAAAAAATAAGATGAAGATGAACAACTTCATGTCAGTCCTTAATAGCGAGCGAGCTCAACCCAGTTGCCTGAAGCGGCGTCGCAAACAAAACTCGCTGTGTAAGAGGCAGGTGAAGTCGTACCAAGGGTCAGAGTACCATTCAATTTTAATTTCGAACCAGCGAGACCCGAGTTGTCCTGAAGGACGACGTTGTTTGCTCCACCTACAAGTTGGAGCTGTTCTCCTGCTGCGGTGCAGGCAGTGATCGAGGGTGTCGCAGTAACGGTGACTGATCCAGAAGATCCACTGACAAAAACGACGTTGGGTCCGTTGACGATCTGACCCGTCACCGCAACGGCCGTGGCCGCAACAACTGACTGAGGTGAGGCGACAGATCCTACGAGGTTGGCCGATCCACCACCGGCAGAAGCGGGTGAAGAGATCCATGTTGATCCATTTGAGGTCAATACGTTCCCCGTGGTGCTCGGAGCCACAAGACTGACCGCCGAGGTTCCGTTACCAACAACCACCGAACCAGAGGTCAGAGATGCTGCGCCAGTACCACCGTTTGCTACACCGAGTGTTCCAGTCAGGGCCGAAGCCGCTAAACTGGGAGTTCCACCGAGGGTGTAGGTTCCTGAGACTGATCCGCTTAAAACGGGAGCACTCAGGGTTTTGTTTGAAAGGGTTTGGGTTGCCGAATCCGAGATGATTGCCGCACCTACGGACGGAACTGCTAGGGCGGTGCCACCCGTAGAGTTCTGAATGGTGTCGATTTGTTTGGTGGTTGTCGTCGCGGCGTGTGAAACTGCGCAGAAAACCGTCATCATGACGATTAATAGATTCTTCATCTTAAAGTCTCCTTGTGTTTTCATTCCAAGCAACCCCGTCCCACTCGAACTCAATTGCTTGATTGTTTGTTAACGTGCAGCTCCCATTCTGATTTGTTCCTGATCCAGATGCACTAGGAATTTCCAGACAGTTCGCCGGGTCAGTTCCTTTGTAAACCACTCTCTGGCCAATGGTCGTGCCGGGCGCAATCGCCGGAGATGCCGTGATGAGTTGTGTTCCGAGTTCATTTGGAATCACATACCACGTCTGATCGGCAGCGGACGAGGGAACAAGTCCCACCGTCGGGTCAATTGCAATTGGCGAGGTGTAACTTCCATGAATCTCTCGGGTGACTCCGCCACCACCACTTGTGGATGGAACAGCGGTCAGATTGGGCCAAGTAAAAAGCCAATATTGAACCTCAAGAGCTTCCCCAGGCTGAGGTTGATAGCCGTTGGTGAACAAAATGTAAGACTGATTTCCCGCAGTCGACACCAGACCCCAAACATCCGGATCAACCCAAACACCGTCAATGTAGACGTTGGTTGCCGCTTGATAAATGGGCTTTTGTGCAAGAACGAATTTAAGGTTGGTCCCATCAATGGTTCCGGCCGGAGTTTCGGTGACGGCCTGAAGGGGGTTTTGTGAGTTTGGAGAATTCGCAACGTAACTGGCCCAAATTACCTCTCCCAATTTGGGAGCAAAAGACATCGATATTGACATTCCGGCCAAGGAATATTGAGACACCCCAAGCTTCACACCGTCTTTGTAAACATCCAAAGACCCTGTCGTGATGGGTGTTTGCGATAAAGTGAACACTTGGTTGGTTCCGTCGACATTGCCCGTGGGAATTTCTTGGACAAAAACGGGTTGTTGAGAGAATCCGAATCGAGAAAAAACTCTCTGAGAATAATCGATAAGAATTTGATTTCCCATCGTGGCCCCAGAAGGAACCTGAAGGCCTGCCAAAACAAAACCTGGACCCGTATAGGTCGGGTAAGCTGGTGTTGCCGATGCCGTTCCTGGGACGATGACCAAAGCAAAGTCGTCATGAAGATTGAGGTCCACCATTGTCAAAGGATCTGAGGGTTTCGGAATCAGGGTGTCCCCGACTTGTCGATACTCAATGGCCAAAAGATCCCATCGGGGGTTTGAAGGGTCCCCAACGGCCGGCGTCGCGACGGGTGATCCGGTGAGGCTAGGCATGATTGAGGTGAAGTTCCCGACCGTATCAAAACCAATCCCGTCACCAACCGTAACACCCATGTCCCCGGTGTCTCCGGTGATCGTAAAAGGAGTTGGATAAAGTGAAGAGATCAAAACGCCAGGACCGTAAAGGGCGACTGAGTAGAGATCTAAAAGATCCTGCATCCCCTGAACGGTGTACTCGAGGTCAGTTTTGTCGACTAATTTCCTATCAAGTTGTAACCAGTTACGCTGTAAAATAAGTCCTCCAAAACTCAGCGACTCTCATCACGTCGGGGTTGCCGGTGGTGTCGAGTTATTTAAGATGATGTGAGTGCTGCGAGCAGGCTCAAATTTAGTTAAGTCTTTGTCAAGTAAAGCTAAGGTCGTGGCATCCGCGTTCCCGTAAATTCGGACCTCGTAGGCATAAGCCGTTTCTTGAATGTCGGCCAATTGGTCCGCCGTGATCCCGGCCGCAGTGTAATTCAGCGAACAATCAAGGGGTGTAAATCCAGATTGCTCACCAATGATCGGGTCAAGTGATCCCAAATAAGTGTTTTGACCCAAAGAAGAGTAACCCAAAATCCAAGTTCCGGTGTCTCCATTTGTGTTCACCTGACCACTCAGAGGTAAAATGGCAAAGGTCAAACCTACGGGAGTGAGAATTCCGGACACAATCGATGTAATGTAGGGAAGCGAAAGTCCACCCGTTGCCCGAAACTTGGCAAAAAGGTTTTGTTGTCTTTCGGTAAAACTCAAAGAAGAATCCTGAATCGCTCCAAAGTAATCTTTTTCCCACTGAGCAAGACCATCTGGTGTCAGTGTTGTGATAAAGAAGTTGTTAAAAACATTGTTGGCCTGAAGATAAACCCCGGCGATGAGAGTCGCGTGCGCTCTGAGCTCTGCACTCGAGTAAGAGATCTTGGTCACGTCCGAACTGTTCGCACGATCCTGTGGGTAAACTCCCGGAGGAAGTTCCGCTAGGAGGATGTCCAGGAGTTGTTCGGTATTAAGAAAATAAGGATTCAATCCCAATTAGATTGCCCCCACCGTTATTGTACCTGGGGCAGGTAATTGGTTTTGTCCAATCGGGTAATCAATTGTCGTTCCGGTCAAGGGTTGAACTTGCCAGTCAGACAAAATGGGAATGATCCCATTTAAAACACCCGTATTTTGATTGGGGACGGCCGAAAGATAAACGTCAATCCCATCATCAAGATCAGCGGCCACAACCCACCCACCGGATTTTCCGGGAAGAGGTCTTCCGCCGACGGCGTACTTGTAAAGAACCCGAGAAATTTCCCTTTGAACCAACTGCTGACAGGTCAAACCCAAAGGATTGTTCACAGAATCCGAAGGAACACTTGAGCTCGTCAGTCCTGCGGCATAAATCACGTTTACGGTTACGTTGATATCGAGCTCAGTCGGTGAGTAAACAAAAGGGCAGTCCGTGAGAGGTACGACCGCGTTGTAGTAATTTTGAATGGTGTTGATTACATCACTCGTTGGAATCCGAACGACGGACTCGCCTGCGGTCACGGCCGCGTCAATATTTGTGGTTCCAGCCGTCACATAAACACCAACGGTTCCCAGCCCTCGAACGAATCGGTAAATGGCGGCAGACCTGACTGCCGAAGACGCTTGAAAGGCGAACTCAGGGTAGTCGGTTTCATTTCCTCCCGCAGGAGCGTTTTGCCTACGAGTCAAAAGACGTGAACGATAACTATCGGTTGTTTCCGCATCTGAACCATTTCCGATGGTTGAAACGATAGCGGCGTTTCCCGTCACCCCTGTCGGAGGACTCACCACCGTAAAAGTGTCGGGTGAGGCGATGTTTCCAATTTGACCCGCGACCAAACACTGAACCGAAACGGTCAAGACCCCACCCACGATGGTTCCACCCGTCGTGTTCGTGTAGAGAATATTTGTGGGAGCGTAAAGAAATGTCAGATCCCCTGGGTTGATCACAGTTCCATTGGTCCCTGAAATAGTAACCGCAGCGGACCCACTGGCTTGGGTGGCTGGTTGTTGGGGAATGGCGTAGTCTTGTCCAATGATGGTCAGAGCCGTGGCCCTGGCCGTTGAAATAAAGGGATCGTTGTTGATTTTTCCCAAGTCTCCGTAAAGACCGGAAACGACCCCTGAGATGGTTTTTCCCCTGATCACAAAATCAGAGTTGTTGTCGTTCGTATTCAAATCAGGCTTGATGGACTTTAAAACCTGGAAGTATTGGGTCGCGCACTGACTGGGTGTAAGAAATGTGGGCATTTATCAGACTCCTGAGAAATTTAGCTGACCGGACAATGTGGTGGCGGCCGGGGTCACATAAATGTTATTCGCACTCCCTGTCGGTGTGGCTTCGGTGTTCTGGGTAGAAACGGCCGTCGCTTGGCCCGTTTGAATCAATTGAGTGTCAATGGCGTTTTTCACCATCGAAGAAAAAGTTACCTCTAAATTTTGATCTCTCAATCGGTTTTCGAGGGTGTAAAGGAGAGATCCTTGGCCGGGGACCGAGTAAAGCCATTGGCCCTGGGGAATGGTGAGTGCAAAATAGGCCTTATCTAAAATAGAATCGCTCGGCACCGGAGAGCCGTTGACGACAACGTAATCCTTTTTTAGAGGGTTCATCTGTAAGTTTTGCATTCGCCTCCCATCGTAACAGCCAAAAATCCAATGATCTAGGTAATCGTTCCCGTGCCCCCGACTGGACCACCACCGTTTGAAAAACTCCCCGGCTCCACAATCGCGTTTGTCTGGATATGAGAGACAATCATTGTTCCCAACGCGTTGCAAAACTCTTCCAGTTTTTCCTCATCCGCAGGAGCACCGAAGATCGCTTCGATGGCCCCTTTAATTTCAGTTCCCAGTTGGGATCCGTTCATCGGCATAAATTACTCCGTAAAAACAATACTCGAGTTGATCGTTCCGTCTTCAATCGGACTGGCCTGAATCGAGGTAAAGTCACTGGCATTGATGGGTGTCCCCGTCGCATATCCCAAATTGCCCTCGTGAGTATGGTTTAAAATTGCCGTTAAAAAGTTATTTAAAAATGTCTGAAGCACATCTCCCAATGGGACCGGGTGTTGAGCGGTTTTTGATCCCAACTGGACTTTAGACTCAGAGAGGTAAATCACATGCCCAAAAGCATCGTAGAGAACCGTCTCTCCGTCTTCCATGGTGGGTCGATTGGAATCAAAGTGTCCTACAATATTGACGTGGGTCGCGTTCCCACCAATCGGAACGGAAAGGGCATCGGTTCCGACAGGAGCTCTCGAACCCAGACCAAAAGGTTGGATGTTTCGGGCATTAGAAAACTGAGAGTCCGTTGCGGTCCTTTGGAAGGTCGTTCTCATTTGATCGGCATTGCCAATGATTTTACTCATGGCAATGGGGGCCAACTCTTCCCTGATCACCATTCGAATGAGTCTGATCAACTCAATTTCTGTCATCATCTTGCCGCCGATCCACTGACAATGGTGTTCAGCCTACAAAGATGAAGGCGAGTAAGAATACCCTGGTCCTTGGTCAACTCGTAACTTACATGGTGGGAGTAGAGAGTTTCAGTTAACTCTTCATCGTCAATGATCACATTGTAAGTCTGATCAATGTCATAAAGACTGCCGTAACTATTTACATGTCCAGTGACCACGGCCTCAACCTTGATGACGTTCATGTTTTCACGAGCAATTTGTCTTCGGGCAAATTCTTTACCTATTTGATTGTAGTTTCCACTTTGATTTCCTACCTGCGTGATCAAGTTGACGGTGTCTCCACCATTTCCGTAATCAAAGAAGGTGTAAATCGATCTTCCGACACCAGTGGGGATGACCTCTTGCATATCCTGGTCGTTATTGATCATGGTCGCCACACCGGGATCAGTTTGATTGAGACTTTGAAGTTGGGCCGCAATTTGACGAATTGATTGGTTGAGGTTTCTTTGAACACGACACTCGAGAATGTTGTTCTCAAGACCGTCATACTGGGCGAGAAGATCGCCAGAGGTCGGTTGGGCAAAATTGGGTTTACCCACAAGGATCATCCCGTCGGCAGAAGTCCAAATCAAAAGGTTGGCAAACTCAAGCATTCTCTGAAGGGCGTTGATTTTTGTCTCACCAGGATTCGAAGAAAAAAGGAAAGATGAGTTGGGGGCATTTGAAATATTAAAACCTTTTGGGCACCGAGTGTTTGCCAGGACTGAACCAATGATGGTTTTAAGTGTTGCCTTCTCAAAATAAATAATTTTGTTGTTTGAATCAGTGGCGGCATTATCCACAAGTTGACCCAGGACATCTCGTCCGGTCATCACATATTCGACAGAGTCTTTAGTGATGTGAGTGTCCGTCTCATCAATGATCCCAACGGCTAAGGGTAACCTAGTGTTTGTTCCTGTTTTGGCAAAAATTTGAACAAAGTCTCCTGACCTGATCGCCATTCTGGTATCACGCGAAACCCCTGGTGCCGTAAACCGAAAGGCAGATCCTGGCGAAAGAATGTTTCTCTCAAACTGATAACTTGTGAAAGTCACAATTTTTTGTGAAGGACTTTGGGGGTCCGAAGCACTGATGAACTCTAGCTCAATTGGAGTCTGGGTCATGAAGCAGGAACAAGGACCGTGGTCCCAGCCTCCACCCGATTCACCGAAGGAAGTGACGGGTTTAGAGCCTCAATGTCGTTTTGTCTGTCGGGAGCTAAACCGTTGGCAAAGGCGATTTGACGAAGACTCATGGGAATAATTGGCGTGTAGGAAATGATCTGAGTGACCGCTTGAGAGATACAAGTCTCGGTCACGTCCTGGATCATGACGGCGATTTGACGGTAATTAAAAACCACATCAAAGCTGTAAATTCCCAGGTTTGCTTCCGCCTCAGCGATGGCGACTGAGATCGCAGCCCGTTGTTGGTTGGCCGAAAAAACGGCCTGCTGAGTCGTGATCTGGTTCGCATTCAAAAAAGAACTCAGTTGAGATTGGATCAAGGCTGTCGTCGCCGGGTCATAACCCACCTGTAAAACAGGGGGAAGATTACTCGTCGTGGTACTTCCCGCGTTGGGGACCGTGCCTGAAGATAAATTGATAAGACTGACACCGGCCGATGCCGCTTGAGCCCCCAGAGTATTGATCGTCGCGTTGTTTGAAAAAGTGGCCGCAAGTTGGGCCTGAAATCCTGCCACCGCGTTGGTGATCGAGGTCAAGCGTTGGCTCAAGGCATTTTGGATGGCTTTTGGTAAAAGCAAAATGGCCGTGGCGTCAAAGAGAGCCGACTGAACTGCCGATTGGTACTGAGTCAGTTTTGAAAGAGAGTTTCTGATGGACTGATCAATACTCGTCGACTTTGCCGTGGTTTGGGCTGTGCCGTTTAGACTTTGTAGTTGGACAGAGTTGTCCTCCATGAAAACGGCTTTGATCGTGACGGCATTCCACTCGTCAAACCTGTGAACGAAATCCCAGTTTTGAAACTTGACCGGAAACACTCCGCGAACCGGGTGAATGATTTGAGCATCACCACTGTACTTGGTGACGTTCTCAATAAAGTCATTGAAGCGTTCTTGGTACTGAAGACCCCAAAACTTGAGGTTAAAAGTGAAAACCTCACCCTTTCGACCCATGTCTGAGAGTTCTTGTCCGTCTTGGTAAGGGTATTCGTAAATCGCAAGACGTCTTCCACCAGCGTCGGCCACCTGATCCAGGGCCGTAATGCTCTGAATGTTCTCGGCGATTTGCCCGGAAGAGGCCGCGGCCCCTCGTTGTTCAAAAAAAAGAACAACGGACTTTTGAACATTTCCGTTTGAAAGTTGTTGAAAAATACACCGTTGAAGATTCCAGGTTCCCTTTGAGGGAGCACCGTAAGGGTTTGAGATGTTCGAGATTGAATTGATGATGTCGTTAAGAGCCATTATCTCACCCCTTTCACGTTTGAAGGATTGGTCATTTGGACGGGTCGTTTCATCATGGCCCGAAGTGTTCCCGTTTCAACGGCTTTGGCAAACGCTTCGGCCGAAAGGTTGGTTCCGTTTTCTTTGTTGAACCGCGAGGCTCCTACCGCATTGGCACTTCCTTCGGCAGACGACATGATGTCTTTTTTGTCGGGACCAAACATGTCAAAGGCCTTATCGCCGACCGAGTCTAGGAGTCTCTTAGATGGTTCCCAGTGATTGAGAAGCTCCCCCACCCCGATACCCGCACCGAGGGCCGCAAATCCACCACCGACCTTGCCCATCATCCCCATTGCCCCACTTCCGGCCATGGCCCCACCACCACCGATTTCTGAAGCGTTGACGACATAAACGGGAGTAGCCCCCGCGGCTTTTGCGAGCTCGCCTCCGGCCATTCCTTTGAGCATTCCACCACCCGGAATTTTGCCCAAAAGTTGTGACGCGCCACCACCCATGAGAAGGGCTGAGAGACCCATGAGTCCGGCCCCGCCCGCGATGGCCCCTTTGTTTTCCCAGAGGGCCCCGCCGGCCTGTCCGAGAGAGTTCATCCCACCCTTGGTGTTTCCCTTCATGAACTCGTTGACGGCCTTGGACAGGTCATCACCGACCACCATGACGGTGGCCTTGAGTCGCTCTTTGAACTGATCAAATTTTGTGCTGAAGTTGTCGGCAGCGATTCCAAACTGATCAGCAGTTTCGTTGGCCCCGCTGGCGACCTTGGAAAAATCGTCCATGTTGTCTTTAAAAGACGCGGCCAGTCGTGTCAGGTCAGCACCTGAGGAACCGTGAAGACCCGTCGCACCTTCCATGGCCTGTTCTGAAAACTGACCAAATCTTCCGGTGTCGATTTTTCCCAACTGAGAGGCATCCATTTTTCCGTTCTTAAAAAGTTGAACTCCCAAGGTGGAATTCAATCTTTCCTGGCCACCAACGGTTGCTCCCTGCTGCATGAGTTGTTTTAAGATATTGACAGAACCCTCGCCACCTTTTGAGGCCACGGCGGCTAAACCCGCAAGTTCACGCGTGCCCATGCCTGATTTTTTTGCCACGGCGGCCATGTCTTTGACCACGTCTCCCACTTCACTGGCCGATCCAAAGGCCCCCTTCACTCGTCCACCCTCAAGGGCATCCAGAGTTTTTTTGAAGGACTCAGAGGTGACCTTTTGTCCTTGTCTCTGAAGGATCTCAATCACGGTGTCAGACAGTGTCTCGGTGTTTTCGTTTTTGTTGATACCCTTGGCCTGACCCAAGGTCTCGGCGATGTTGGCCAATTGTGCTGTGTCTTTTACGCCACCTTTAGAGGATGCTTTTTCCATACCAGGAAGAACGTCCTCCAATTTCTGACCAGTCCCTGCGACCCGCATGGCGACCAATTTTTTGAAGTCATTCATTTTATCAACCGATAATCCCAAACGTGTGTTGAGTCGGTCAAAAGCTTTTTCCATCTCAAAAACTTGTTGCGCCCCGGATTTTAGATCCTTGGCAATGTTGAGCCCCTCAGCGAGGGCCGAGACCCCGAGAAAACTCTTCATGTCTTCTTTGAGTCGGTTCCCGAGGTTACGAAAAATGGTTGAGATTTTATCTGATGATTGTTCTGACTGATCTTCTAGTTTTTTGAAGTTTTTGACGGCTTCTTTGCCGAGAGACTCTTCAATTTTATCGGCCAACTCTTGAGCTTTTTTTGATAGCTCGGCCATGGAGGCGATGACTTTTTTGGGGTCAAGATCCATTTCTAATTTGGTATCAGACACGGTCTATCCCCTTTTTTGCGCCGACTCCTCTTTTACTCGATTCTCGTGCTCTTCAGCCTCGAGATCGTTGACGGCCCTGTTCATCACTGCCCACCAGAGGAGCTGTCCATCGGTGAGGTTTGGAAATCCACTCGCTGGATCAAATCCTGAAATGCGATAAATATCGCCCTGAGCTGCTTTAAAGATAAGTCTCTCGACCCCACCCCGTTTTTTTTTACCAGATCTACGAGAGATCGGAACTCTTCAGTCCCAATTCTCTCAATCGACGGGTTCGCGTCGTCCATGATTTTGATGTACTCATCATAAAGAAACTTGAGCTCATCACTGGTCATCTTATCCAAAAGTGCAATCGGAAGACTCGGGACTTTACTAGGGCCAACTGGTGTACTGGCCAATTGAAGAGTCGACATCTGGATGAAATTGTTTTTCTCAGTCTCATCCCCTCCATAATGCATGGAGGCCGTGATGGCCTTACGTCTGATCTCCATCTCTTCAGATCTGCTCAAAACTCTGAAGTGGACGACCTGTCCTCGAAAGGAAAGGGATCCGGCGTACCTAGCGCCTTCACGAAATTTCGCAAGGCGGTCCTCGATTGTTTCAATTGGCTCATGTTTTTCGTGGCCCATTCAAAATCCTAGCTTACGTTGTCAAAAGTCCTAAAGACGTTGCAAAGAGAGCAGAATTCCCGACTTGGTCGATGATGTCTAGGGCCAACATGTTGAAAGCCTTTTTACCTTCAGACCCCACGCCACCCGCGGACTGATCGGCGTCGACAAAATCAAGACCCGTGCAAGTGTACCTGTCCGCTCCGTGAGCAAAAGTCAGGGCCACGTCTTGGGAGTTGTAATCAATGGACTCTAGCTTTGGGGTCCCAAGGGTCGACTGAACGGCCACTGAGAAACTCAAATTGATGTCCAAATTTCCCTTAACGGTTCCTTTATGACGACGGTTGGTCGTCATGGTCGGGACATACTTGGTCCCGTAAGAAACCTTCAGGGTGATGTTCTCGATGTCGAGGACTTCAGTTCCGTTGATTGTAATACGGCCCCGATCAATGAATAAAACGCCCATGAAATCCTCCTAATTAAATTGTAAACGAAGAAGCCGAGACCACGCCCTGAATGTTTCCCGCAATGACGTACAATCCGGGGATGACTTCGCAAGGGATGTAGAAATCAAACCGACCAGACGAAGAAACTTGAACCACGAATTTTGTGGCGTTTGGTTTTACGTTCTGGAATGCACCTTGTGCTTGGAAAGCATAAGCTTCCCGCAAGACTTCATCTTTAAATGCCGCCGCAACATCAGCCGACGCCAGTGTGCCACCGGGGTTGTTGTTGAACGGAGGGTTTTGCGAAAGCTGGTAAACCACTTCACGGAAGTCGTACAGGGTCACGATTTGTTGCCAATCGAAGTACGAAGTCACAGTCACATTGGCAGGGGTTGTGGTGTAAGTGGTTCGAGTGCGGATAAAAACCACATCACCCGCAGGATCTACGGTCAAAGGAGACAGACCCGCCTGAAGGGCTGCTTCACTTTCACCTGAAGGATTCCAATCGATGATGTCACTTGCGATTTGGGGAGGAATGATTCCACCCAAAACCACATTAGCCAAAGGAACGTAAGGAAAGACAGAGGCTAGTTTTCCGGCCGCCACCGCCGCCGCCACGAGCTCAGGAGGCTGACTGACCACGTTTTGGAAAGAGATCGACTCAGAAGTTTCACTTGCCGCCGCGGGAAGTGCGTTGCCCGAAGAGTCGACCATGGTCACGGTTGACGAGGTCACTTGACCAACCAGGGCACCCGCGGGAACTCCAGTTCCTGAGATTTGAGCGCCAGGATAAATACCAACTGCTGAGGCTAGGCCCGTGATGACGTTTGAGGCTTCAGTCAAAACGCCGGCCTGTTCAACAAGGGCCGTGTTTGAGTCAGGGAGAGATTCAACCATGACGTACTGAGAGTCGATATCAAAAGCGATTTGAGTCGCCAGAGGGGCCAGGGAGGCCAATTGAACAAATGAACCAAACTGACCTTTAAGGTCGCGGTCAGGACCCGAGAGGGTAATGGCCAAATTTTCAAGCTGTAAAAGCATCGCCGCATTTTCAGCAGGGTAGCAGGAGACCAGAAGGTCACTTCGAAGATTCATGATCCCGTTAAAGGCCACGTTGCTTGTTCCAAAGTTCGTGTCTGAAAAAGCCAGAAGAACAATTCGGAATGCCGGGAAATTCGCATTTCCAGACAATTGATTTGATTTCACAAAAGCTGCGGCCATTTTTCCGGCCTGAGATCCTGATCCGGCCACGAGATCAACTTCCGCCTGAGCCGAAGCCGCGTCACCGACGTTGATGACATTGTAAACCTGGTAGGGCATTCCGGTCCCACCCGAAGCCGCCATGTGGGCAAAGAGAGTCGCAAACTTTCGGCCGACGGCCAGAGCCTGACTTCCGTAAGTGATTTGCAACGGAACGCTGGGGGTCAGTCGGTTGCCGATGGTGTCGATAGTTTGTGACATTGTAAACTCCTTTAAGTATTAACTGTAAAATCATCCGCGACGACAATCTGACTCACTTCATCTTGATCGAGTCCGTCATACTCGCCCAAAATTTCCACCAAAGGTTCCAGGGTCACTTCAAAAGGTTGACCCTTGGTTCTTCTCATGAACTCAAGTGCTCTGTACCAAGATCTTAAATCTATTCGGTACTGAACATCAAGGATAGTCACAGGGACCAGTTCATCCTCGACGATACCCTCGACGTTTGGCGACCATGTCAGGGTTTTTCCGTATTCGTTTAATCCATAAACTTTCATTGGCCTTTGAATGTAGTAGAGCTCGTCCAACATGTTCCCAACGTAATCGCTGGAGAAAAAGTTCTCGAGCACACCCTTAAATGCTGCAGGCACTCTGGCCAGGTCTTCCCGGCGCATGTTCGGTGGCCAAAAAACCTGGATCTGCACTGTGCCACGAAGGAAGGCTTGGTCAGAATCTTTGTTTTCAGAGGAGGCCTCAAACACGTTGATTGCCGGAAGTTGCCTGACCGACCAGTCCATCCTTTGATAATCAGCCCAGCGTTGTTGGTTGGACGTTTTGTTACCACTTGAGTCTGAAATGTAGGGGCCAAAGAGTGCAACGAATCCTGGGATTGAGGAGAGCTGAAGGAGTGTTTTGGGAACGATATCCTCACCTGGACTCGACAGAAACAAACCATCGATTGTTGCTTGTTTGATCTGCTGACCGTTGATGATTTTGGGATTCACCGGATTCATCGTCGACCCTTAGTAAGAAACTGAGTTAAAATCTGAAGGGCCTTCTCGGCGATGTAATTATTGAGCTGGACCTTCCACGCGTCTCTGATCACCATGAACTCACGCTTGGGAATTCCTCGAGAAGGATCTCCGTTGTTATGGACACCAGCGTAGACGAGATTTGTTCCCCAAACTAGGTTCGTTCCTTGAATGCTGTACAAATTTGACCCAGAGACAGATTTCCCGCCTTTGGTCGGAGCACTGGATCCAGTGAAGCCAGGGATGGTGGCGGTCTTTTTAAGGAGACCCGTCTTCTGAAGAATCTTCCGGTTGGCTTGAATCTGATTCTTCCCCGACTTCTTCATGTTCGAAGAGGTCCGGGCGTTTTTTTCGTGCGCGATGAGCTGCGAGTCGACCTTTCTTTTGAGGGAGGACCTTTCCGAAGTATTGAGTTGGCTCTCCTTTTTTCCCCGTAAGAAGCGCTTTTTCATTTTGTTGATGACTGATTTTTTTACTGAAGCCCGAAGTGTGGCGACCTTTAAAGGAGCCCATCCCGGTCCCTCCTGTTCAAAATTGTCAGCGATGGCCTGAGAGATAATGGCCGCGACCCCTTTCATCGAAGGGATCTTGTTGAGCTCGGCCTTGAGAGCGGGATCGTCAAACCTCTTTACGAGATCCTTGAGCCCGTCCAAGTTTACCTTCAACATCCGTTGTTCCTACCCGTCGGAAACGGATTGGAGAGGTAAGACCTCGAAGGATCATTAATTTGCTGTGCCGCGTAGGTAGCGGGGTTTTGGCAGGCCCCGTCGGTATTGATGATCATGCCTTTGTAACCGTCATCGGCCGAAGAGTTTGTTTGGGCCAACATGAGATCTTCCAGTGGGGGAGAAAACCTGAAACGGTCGTGTTTAGAGTTCTCACCCTCTTTGTCCCGACCTAAAAGTCGGTCTATTTCCAGGTCGTATCTTTCGGTCACGGTTTTGGTGTAGCCCTCAGCATTGATGTGAGAACCACGGCCGAAGTCAGTGCCGATGATGAGAAACTCAGCACGAAGATCCACCACTTTCCTGATCGCTCTTTGAGTGTGATCGGGAAGGTTGGTAAAAGTTCCGGTCGAAATAGACCTGAAAGGAATCGCGTACCTTGACCGAAGGTCGAGCTCGACATCGGTCTCGGCGTCTCGAACCAGTTGTGTCAATAAAACATCAGGTAGTTCGCCATCTACGGGTTGTGTGGGATCGGCCTGAAATTGGACCTTGTTGACCAGTTTAACTTTGACTGAGTCAAAGGTTGTGTACATCAAACACTTTTGGTCCAACATTCAAAGTCCTTACTCTGAAGACTTCGCCGCTTGTTGGCGTTTCTCCAGTCGGTTTTGCCTGGTCTTTAAGTTCTGCTCGGTCGGGAGAGCTCCGGAAGCTTCCAAGTATTTTTGATGCTCAGGGTCTTCGGGAGTTTTCACGATGTTCTTGATCCCTAAGTCATTCATGTCTGAAACGGTCAGGTTGGCAACCGGGATCGCCACCATTCCGGGAGCTGTTTCGTGAGGAGCCGCCGAACTTTGGGGCTCAATCAAAATCGCCTTCACAAACATTTCATCACGGTCCGAGTATTTAACCGGAGTCGTGATCATTTTTGCAAAATCAGCATCGACCTCAATCACTTCACCCGTCTTGTAGGTTCCGTTTGGAGTCGTGACGTTTTTCAAAAATTTGACTTTAACTAGAGCCATGTTCAGCATCCTTTTTAAAAGAGTTACGGGGTGAGAGACCCACCCCGCGACTCTATCAATTAGACAGACGCTGTCAACACGTCCTGATATCGCTTCAGGCGAGGAGCTCCGTAGAACCCACCGATCAAATCGATATAGGGATTGCCCTTGCGGTCTTCGATGTGCTCGTCAACCAAGACGAACTTACCGGGAGCGGGGTTGTCCACTGAACCGTTTGAAAGGCTCAGAGTCATGACCATGTCTCCAATTTTGTTGTTATCCGGAAGTTTCGCCTCAAAGAAGATCTTTCCATCGGGGATGAAATAGATCGCGTCGCCGACAGTGATCTCGCCAGTGGTCGCATTTTGCGTCTCTGACTGATACCAACCGCCATAAACTTCGATTTGGGGACAACCGGGAACCAAGAAACCCATGACGGCATTGATGTCGTGCATTTTGTAGGTTTCAGCAGCAAAACGGTACTGGATCAATGACTGAACATTGGGGTTATCCAAAACGATTCGCGCGGTGTTCGGGTTCATGATAATTTTTGTGATCTTGTATTTTCGGAAAGGGCTATACCCACCGAGTGTCCAAAATCGCAAATCCTGAACAGGGGTCGCCGCAGGGTTGGCAACGTAGTTACCGCCTGTGACCATTCCCCACGAGTTCGCCGGAGAAACCTGATTCTGCGAGGGGACACCAAAGTTGATGGTGCGACCGTCGTAGACGTAGTTTCCATTGAAAATCGCCTGCCAACGCAAGAGCTCAATACGAGTCTCAATGCGGTTGTTCAACACGAGAGCATTCTCGTTTAAGTGTTGACGAATCCCACGTTTCGACAGGTCGTTTAAACCCAGCTCACGAAGGTTCAAGATATCCTGTTCGTCAAAACGGATGAACTCTTTGTACGCGCCGGGCGCGAATTGTTGAGTTCTGAATTGACGACGTTGAGAACCCTTGGGGTCCGCACCTTTCGTGTGCTCTTGGACCATCCCGCCACGGGCTTCCAAGACATCCACGAACACAGTTGTTGAAGGGATCTCAACCGTGGGGAGATATTTTACTCCCAAAAACTCCGTGGGATCGACTTCAATTTCACGGATGACTTCTTGAAGTACCCGCGTGTGCTCCGCTGCAAAAACTGTAGACATGAAAGCCTCCTAATTAAAATTTAAAAATCTAAGATTTGTAAGCCCTGCTCTGTGTAGCTATTTGCTTTTAGCAAAGTGATCGCATTTGCATCCAAGCCGATCAAAAGTCCTTGGATCAATTGACCACCACTGATCCACTTCATCTCTGAACCGTTACCGGCTGCATCGATGTTTGCGTCTTCAGCTAAAACACCAACGGGCACTTGTGATCCGTCTGTGTTGGCAGAGTTGTAAGCTTTGTAGTAACCGGCGTCGGCACCAGTCGCTGCAAAACCAAGAACAAGACCAGCGTACTGGTAAGTTCCAACGAGAGAAGGTGTTAAACGACCACCGTTGAACTTCGTAAGATCAGGCCGTTTGGCGATGATCTGTTTAAAATTCGAGCGGCTATCCGTTTGGATAAACAGGGCATCTCTTAATTCGGGTTGAGACATTTTGAACTCCTTTTAAAAAAGTTGAACTTAAGCTTTTGCTCCAGCGTGGCCTTCTTCACCGGCTGCGCCATTTTCGAAGTCGTGACCTTCTTCGGCTTCAGAGCTCATGAGCTCATCAACCATTCCGGCCATTCGAGCTAAATTGGTTTTCACCTCATCGAGCTCTGACTCCAATGCTTCCATGGATTTTTTTTCATCTTCAGAATGAACGTCGTCCATTGCAGAGAGTGATTTACCTTCAGAAGCCATTTTGCACATTTCGGCGTGGCAAGATTTGGCACCCTCAAGATCACCCTTCTCAAGGTGGTGGGCCATTTTTGCCAAATGTTCTTTCATCTCGGGAGAAGCGTGACCACGCTCTTCGTGCTCTTCACCCATTTTTTTAGCACGGTGAGATTCTTGAGCCTCGTCGCTCAATTTATGAGACATCTCGTGTTTGTCGCCGTGGTCTTTGTCGTCTTCACCATCTTCTTTAAGTTTCGCGCCGAGTTTTTTCATCTCGCCACGAACTTGGGCCTTCAGTTTTGAGATTTGACGACGTTCAAGTTCTTTGCCCATTCCACCAAAATCAACTGTCTGAGAAGCGTCCGAAGATCCGCGTTGACCAATGACTACCTTGGTCTCAAGAGCTTCGTAAGACTTCATGACGGTTTCGAGCATCTCGGGAGGAAGTGCGGCCATGTGTTTGACTTGGCTTCCTTTAAGATTTTTCACTTCAGCGGGAGTGAGTTTTCCGGCTCTTGCAAGAGCAGTTAAGCGGGTCATAATTTGACCTTCTGCTTTTGCCAAGCGAACGCTTTCCTTGGTGGTAACCAGCTTCGAACTCATGTTCGTCAGGTTTTCTTTCATCGCGCTGAGTTTGCTCATGCGTGCTTTTGATGCCTGAAGTGATTTTTTAGACATTGAATTGTCTCCTTTAATTGTTTTCTTGCCTTTACTAAGGAGCATGGCACCGGGAGCCGCGGGTTCAACAACGGAACTGATCTCCCCTAGGGTATCAGCCAGTTCGTCAATTCCCACGCTTAAGTGATAAACTCGACCATCTTTCACCTTCTGGACATTCTCTGCTCCCAGAAACAAAAGATCGGTAACGGCGCACGCAACATTTTTTCCAACCTTAGGAACATCACGAACTTCTAATCGAAGTTTACTGGTCATTCGTCCGTAGACGTTGCCCGATGAATCAGGATCATGAGTGTCGAGAATAGGGGGAAAGGCACCAGGAGGCATTTTGTCCCAACCACCATACTGTTTAGCGATGTCTTCCAAGAGAGCGTTTTGATTTTCGACGATACGTTTGATTCGATCAGCATCGAATGGTTTGGTCTCACCATCCATTGATTGATAAGTAACGCCTTCTCCCTCGGGACCCGAGTGGACAAGAATCGCTGGTCGAATAATTGAAGAATCTGAGTCACCGCTTGAACTCTCCGAGTTCTCGACGGTTCCTGTCGCATCCTTCAAACGCTTAAAGGGCATCCCTGTCCTTATTTCCGTCCCGCCACCCATCCCGGAGGTAATGGTGGAACTCGTCGTTTATTTGGATCTCTATTGGTGTCTTTGAACATCTTAAGGTTTTGTGGAGTGTTTGCAAGAGGAATCAGTTCACTCCGACAACGCCAGTGGCATGCGGGGGTGTTCTCTTTGAGCAATTGAGTACCTGGACGATAGATCAGTCCGTCTCTTTTGCGACAAATGTCTGTGGTCGAGCTATCGCGATTGGATTGGAACAAGAAACCAATAATGTCTTCGTCATCGTTGAAGAAACTGACCTGAACTTTGTTGAAGTAGTTCGTCGTTTCTGTTTGAAAAATGGTTTCAACGCGACTTTTTGTTGCTTTCCAGGCTTCGCGAAGCTCTTTTTTGACCTCTTCAGGAGAAATTTCTCCTCTTTGAAGTGCCGGACCAATTTCGGCAAACTTACGATCAAGCTTCTTAAAGTAGGCCTTTTGAAGTTTCCCCACAATGATCCGGCCCCGCCGCTGCATCGTTGGCCACATTCGTTTGCTCGAGAAGAACTTGACCAAGGGCGGGAGTCGATTGGGAATACCCAACGGTAATTTGCCCAACTTTTTTTTGTCACTCTGCGGCTTGAACCCCTGGACCTGCTTTACTACCTGACTGACACCGTAGGCTTTGTGAACCACTTGGGAGTAAAACCTCTCCATAACCAGGTACATTTGTTGATCAGACGGTTTGGTGTAGGACCCGGTCTCAAGATACTCAGTTGAGATCTTCTCGAGCATCCCCAACATCATGATCTCCATCATTTTGATGGTTCTGTTCATGAGATCGTCTTGAATGGACCAGGAGTGAGCCTGGTATTTCTTCATCCACTTCATGGTCACCTAAATGGTGATCCGCCCGAGACTCCAACTCGGCAAGGAAGGTACCAACCCATCCCAGTCACTTCATGTGAGCGGATCAAGAAATGTTTTCTCTTCGAATTCGATAATGGTTTGTTGCGCGAGTCTTAAACCATCCACCATCCCAGCGTAAAACTTAAAGGCCTCTTCCTTGCCTTCAATTTTTTTGCGACCGGCCAGCTCTGCGTAGGCCTGAGTGGCTTGGGCAAAAAATCGCATGAGACGGTTAAAGTCTTCAGCGGATCCCAGAATGGTTTTGGACATGGACTGATGAATCCTTTCGGACTCCTCAAAACTCATGGGTTCAATGATGGGGCCCTCACACTTGGTGGCTTCGTATTTACTCATTGTCCTGCTCGGTTGGTTTTTGGTCAGCGGTCGATTCTTCCGCAGGATCTGGTTCTTCAAATCCCATCAGAGGAAGTTTGGGTTTCGCTAGACCGGGTTTAAGGTTCATTTTTTGTCTGACCTGATCCATGTCGGCCTGCTCAGAAGGGTCCATGAATCCCGCGGTGGTCAGTGTGTTGTAAATATTGGCCAGTTTTTCCATCACCTCAGGATCAAACTCCTCAACGATGAAATCACCGATTCCTTGTGCACGCCATTCCTTCTCAGGAAAGTTGTAGGCGATGATCTTACGAATGAACTGCTGAAGGATCGCTTGTTTGTAAGGTTTTAGTTTACCGTCAATTGATTGACGAAAAATCTTGTGGTGCTCTTGGCCCAAAGAATAAGCGCCACCACCGTCCCCACCCGACATGACGAGCGGCGGAATGAGAAGACCACGCATGATCGCTTTGTTGAAGTACTCAACACCGTCCTTAAAGACGTTCATGTCCCCTTGAGTTTGGAAAGCCTCAAGAGAATACTCCTCATCCTTGCGGCCGGGGAATACCACAAAAGAAGTGTTGTGGAGATTCTTCATGGTGTTCGCCATGGCCAAGTCAGCACGCATCTGCTGAACACCGGGACCATTGGGGTTGTTCATGTTGTTTTGAAGAACCGTGTCATTGGGTGAGGCCCAGCCCGCGAGAAGGGGTGTTCCCTTCCTATCGGCTGCGATGACCCACATTTTTAAGAAGGCGTCTTTTGCGACCCAGTTTTTGTAGATCGACCTGAAAACCGAACGTCCGTAAGGCGAATCAAATTTCCCTGTTCCTGAACCTCGTAGGTGGATGACGTGGTCCTTCGGAATCTTGACCGTAAGGTAAGTGAGATCAGCACTGATACGAATAGGGTATGGAAAATCACCGACAGAAGCATAAAGGTCTGGGCGAAATCCATCCAAGTCTCCATTGTTGATTCCATAAACGTAGGAGTTCATGAAAGTGTTGTGGAACCTTTGGTACTGAAAAATCCCATCAGGCAAAACCTCACCGTGACGATTCACCGCAAAAACCATGGTCAACGGCGCATAAGTCACAAGCTTCTTTGGCAAAAACGCAGGGGCCCCGTCAAAATCCTCTTCGAATCTCCACACCTGCTCCGTGACGCTAAAACCTGACCACTCTGCTGAGAGCATCTCGTCTAAGTTTTCGTGCCAAGAGCCCTCCATCATCTCAAGGGCCTTACGAACGAAAGCTTGGATCTTGGGGATCGGATGAATGTACTCACCAAACCGGGCAATCATGGCAAGGTTCATGAAATTGATCCCGGCATTAAGAGTCTCGTCGGTATCAAGCATTCGTTTGAAGGTTTCAACCGAGACGGTGGACGGGTTGGCAACGAACCTTGAGAGAGATCCGTAGAGTTGAGGTACGGCCGTACCCATCTGAACTTGTTCTTGTTCCAAGTGGGTCAGCTCGTCGTACCTGTTTTTTAGTTCGGTCTTGATGTTGGGTGGAACGTCGTCGATCCAGTCCAACATCGTTTGGCCTTCGCTTGGCTTTCCTGCCATGGCTGACTCCTACGGAAAAAGTGTCTGAATAACCTGAATGGAATTGATCAACTGAACGTAGGTTTTAAGACCCGCGATTGTGATGTGAACCTCAAAACTCGACAACCCAGGAATGGCCGAGAGAGCGAGTAGGGCCGTATCTGCAGCTAGGAGTTGAATTTGAAAGTAACCCCCTGGGGCGCTGATGATTGAGATTTGTTGAGCCGAGAAGAGTTTTGTCAGGTAGGTTCCATCGGCGTTTAAAAAGAGGGCCGCAATCTCGGTGGCGTTGGTGAGGTCAAAAGGAAGTCCGGTTGCGGCGTCAACGAGCCTTACCGAGACGGGGATGTCCTCACCCCTGATGATTTGAATCACGGCGTTTTGTGGCTGCGGGTCTAAGCATCCCATTAAATAATCCCTCCGGTTGTGACTTCACCATTGATGATAGGTGAATTCTGAACTGATGCACTTAAATTGTCAGTACCCACTTGTCCAACGGCCTGGACTGATCCCGTGGCACCTTGAACAGATGGGTTGTTTCCAGTGGCCCCACTCACGTCGTCTGACTGAACAAACCCCACGACTGATCCCGTTTTAACTAGACCAGAGACGGCGACCGGGGTCTGACTGATCGCTTGAATCGTGGTCGGCACGGGGTTGTAAAGAGAAATCCTGGCCGAGTCTTGAGTCTGCTCAGTGGGTGAGATGACCAGAGAGAAATACTCTCCTTGGGGGTCACCTTGTCCACTGAGGTAGTCGTAATAATATTGACCAGTGAACGGGGCCGGGAATTCCCGCATGGGAAAAACACCGACCATTCCGCCGTTCGGTTTCACGACGACAGCTACGACGTCCGTGAGACCACTTCTGTACCCTTTTGCCAGATACAAAATTCTGTAAGGAACTCCCAAATAACCCAACGTCCAACCTTAAATGGCTCTGCCGCCGGAATAAATATTTGCTCTCACAAATGTCGAGATCGAGTGTAGATCATCTTGACCAGCCGTAAATCCGACACCCTGAGTTGTTGCTCCCTGAACCTGAAGTGCCGACAGTCCGTAAGTCGCATTGCCCAACAAAGCCTGAAGAGCCGACAACCCGTAAGTTCCGTTCGTCAAAATCAACTCAAGTGCATTAAGACCGTAAGTTCCGTTTCCTAAGATCGCGCCAAGGGCCGCGAGACCATACGTTCCATTGGCCAAAATTGCATCGAGTGCAGAGAGACCGTAAGTCGAGTTGGTCAATGTTGAATTGGCCGTATTGACTGCGGTCTGAACGCTAAGAAGTGTCGATTGAAGGGCGTAACCTGCGGCACCACCGTCAACCAAGACTTGAGAGAGTCCGTAACGAATCATCGAGTTTGAACCAATGATGTAAGAGAAACTAAAGACCAACTCTTCTTCGATTGCAGTCGTGGGAATATTCACGGTCACATAATATTGACCAACGGATGTTCTGGTTGCGACGACGGTCGCCGGAGTTCCAGAAGATCCAGCTAAGTAAGAACCGCGATCTGTTCCGGCAGCGTTTAAACAACCGACGGTGATCGTGTTGGTATTGGGGTCAATCAATGCACCGTTGTTGTCAACGATGGTGATCGGGACTTTGTAAGTATTTGTTCCAGAAACGGGGATGAGCATCTGGGGCAAAACAAATCCGACGCCGTTACCGATTGATGCATTTTGAAGGGACTGGATGTTTGAAAGAATCGTGGCGAGTGATGAGGATCCAGTTTCAAGGTCTGCACGAATTGCCGTGGTGTCTGTTTTGACAGCGGCGATATCGGCAGAAACCGAGGCACCGGCCGGAGTTCCCAACTTTGTTTGAACCGCGGCAATGTCCGCAGAAACCGAAGCGCCCGCAGGTGTTCCAAGTTTGACGTCAATATCATCATTGTTGGCAACCGTAACCTCTTCACGGAAAGGAGCACTCGCTGGTTGTGTCGCCGAGTTGATGTAACCCTCAACACAGTTGTATTGACCTTGTAGTGCGCCCCAGGTGGTGAGAGTCGCGGCAGGGATCACCAACTCATAAAGACCGGGGGAGTTGGTTGAATCGACTTCAGTCAGAAGAATCGGAGAACCGACTGATCCGGTGGCTTTCGCGACACCGTTGAAATAACACTGGGCTTTGACGTCGGTCAGGCCCGTAGTTTTATTTTTCGACTGGTATAAAATCCTGATGGGCTTCTGAACCGCCATGTTGAAACTCCTTTTTGTTTCTTAGCTCGTCCTTGAACTAAGATCTGTGTCGTCGATGGTCATGTATTCTGTAAATGATTGTGTCCCACCGATGTTATAGGTGATCACACATTCTGTCTTGCTTGTTACGGTCGGGGTCCAGAGGTAGGTATAGATTCCATTGCCAGAAACCGTCTCGTTCAAGTTGGTTGACGCTAAAAGTACGGCACCAGTTTTTGCATTGGTGACCGTTGCTGAAACCGTTAAACCCGTGATTGGTCCAGACCCTAAGTTTCTGGTGAACGAGAGCGGGATGACGTCACCAATGTTATAGAGTTCTGTACTCATTGCAGCCTCACAACATCGAGTTCTCGGGCGCCCATCGTGTAAGTTCCGGCACTTGCGGTCCCCTGAATAGTGATTGCCTGGCCGGCCGCTGCCGTAAAAACGGCGTTGGTGACCGCTGTGGAGTTTGTAAAAACAGCGAATCCCGCAGAACTATAAGGTTCAATTGTTCTGAGAGACTGGGTGTTCTGAGATCCGCCAACGTAAATAGCGATTGTCAAAACGGCACCGGCGTTTGAACCGGCCGTCACGTTTCCTGAAAAAGTAACGAGGTAGGTCCCTAGGGCTGGGGCAGTGTAGGTCATGCCTGAGATCACAGCATTGGTTGTCGTGATCGTGGTGGCGGTTGTTGAGTAGGCCGAGTTGTTCGGCAATTGAGGAATGTAGTTTGGAAGACTGGTCAGAGTTGAGTTCGAGGTTGCCGTGATATTGGTCGCAACACCCGTCGTATTTCCGGTTCCCCCGTAAGTGAGGGCCAGTGGTGTCGAGAGGCTGACGACCGATCCCGAGACCGAAAGAGGGGCCGTGCCTGAGGTGACGGCATAACCCCAGGAGGGATTGGCACTGGCACCACCAGTTTGTAAATATTGACCGGCCGTTCCTGGTGTCAAAACCGTCCACACAGAAGATCCACGGTAGAGAATGTCTCCTTGTGTTCCACCGAAGACGGAATCAAAAAGAGCACTGGGCACTACGGCACCGGCGTTACTTGATCCACCCGAGATGTTTCCCACAACGGTCCCGTTGGCAATGGTGCCGGGACCAATGGTGCATTGGATATTTCCGGCGTCAACGTAACCGGCCTGGGCATAAAGAGAGGCAATAGTAATCACGACTATTGCCAGGATGTGAGTGATCTTCACTTCTGATCGCCCTTGGCCTCAAACAGGATGTAACCCTCTTGGCCATTCACCGTTGATTTGTAAATCTCATAGCCCTCGGCCTGAAGTGCGGCTTTCGCCTTGGCCACGTCTTGACCCGGGAGATTGAGGATCAGGTTCATGCCTTCTTTGATGAGCTCAATGACCTTCACACCCTTGGCTTCGAGCAGGGCCTTACAACGAAGTTGTTCGTTGCCGGTGAGTCTCATTCGACGTTCGATCTCTTTGTGGGCTTTTTCATTATCCCCGAGTTTCATGGGATCTGTTGCGTGGGGATCGATAGTGGGATCATCTGCCGGTGATTTGGCCATGGAAGTCCTTTCAATGGGCGTGAGTCGCCTGAATGACAAATCCGTTGTCGTTTTTCAAGATAGTCCCCACATCAAACACTTTTGATCGGCGAAGTGCATTCACTATTTTTACAACATGGTCCATCGTGGGTACTGAAATGGCCATTCTGTTCCCAATCGGTTGAACTTTGGCCTTCAAACCAGACATCTCAAGAAGCTCTTGCAATTGGTTATGGACCGCCATTCTCTTCTTGGCCGAAAGTCCATGCTCGTTTCGGTAAAACTTCTCCGGACCACCCGGGAACTGAGAGGTCATCGGTTTGATCTTTACATTCATTTGATACTGCTCAGCGTCTAGCTCATCAAGCATGGCTTGGTCTTTGGCGTTTCCCGCGGCGGCGAGAGATTTCTGGACCTTAGAATTGAATTTGGACGGGAGGGCCTCGTCATTGAAGTCGTCGTGTTTGGTTTGTTCAAAGCCGAACTTGTTGGGATTTTGGCCCGGTGCTAGCTCACCGTCGTCCGGTAAGAACTCTTTGGGGTTACTCATCCGTTCTTCAATTTCATTTGCGGCATCACCAGCCTGTCTGGTCCAGCCGCCCACAAAACCCGTCGATAGTTTTTTCATTCATCCTGATGGTAACGGTGAAACCGGGTTCGGGCAAGATCAGTAAATCGTCCCTGACCCGTGACCACTGATCGGGGCCCTGAGAATTCCTCCACGTCTGAGATGGTCTAGGGCTTGGCTCGTTCCGTCGACTTGGTCATCGTTTGATCCCGCAGGAAAATCACAGAGTTCTTTCACATAATCGCCGATCCAGGGGGCAATCGATGGGTCTGGCAAATAAACATTGCCCGATTCAAATTCTGGTGCCACCGAGTTAAGTCTCGCCACTTTATCCCCACGGGGCTCGACCTCGACCATACCTGAAATTGAGTCCTTAAGTGTTTGAATGATCGCTGGACCATTGGCCTTACCCTCGATCAGTTTTTTGTGGGCGAGTGGATAATCCTTACTCATTTGGAGAACGGCTTTGACTGCCTCGGGGAATGAAGCACGTTTTCTGAACTGAGCGACGAGATACTTGTTGGCACCTTTTTGTCCCCAGACCTGACCAACGGTAAAGTCACTTGACGCTTTGTCTTTGGTGGCAAAATCCCAAGACTGAATCATTCTGTCGTATCTCTCTGGTTGGACCGTGTAATATTTGATTTGATCAGACTTGATGATGTTTCCACCCTCAACCGTCGGCTCTTGTTGCCAAAGTGATGACCAGTCACGCATTCCCATGGCTTTGATCTTCATGAGATCCTGATAGGAGAATTTATCTGGCCACAAAGGTTCACCGATCTCTCGGGGATCGTAAGAGTCTCTCTCGTGTTCTTTGATTGCCGGGAGATTGAGAACCACCCACTGGTCCGCAGTCTTATCGGCTTGGGCGAGACGAAGGAGTCTCGAGGCTAAGTCGTCATCGTGCCAGCGGGTGAGTGTTATGAGAATACTTCCCTCACCCTCCATCCGTGTTCTAAGTGTTGAGGTGTAAAAACTCCAAAGCATGTTTCTGAAAGCTTTTGAGTCCGCGTCCTCACGGTTTTTGATAGGGTCATCAATGAGTGACCAGTTGGCACCTCGACCAGTAAAAGATCCACCGACACCAGCTGATTTGTACGATCCCGTGTACCAATGCCAGAGTTTGTCGACCGGATCTTGGTAGGGAATAATCTCGTGCTCATCACTGGTTCTTTTGTACTTAGCACCTGAGTGTTTAGCAATTCTCACCGTGGGGAAGAGTTCTTCGTAAAGTGGGTTGTCCATGATTCGCTGAACGTCGATGGTCATGGAACTAGCGAGTTCAGCATTGTAACTGACGGCCAATATTTCATCATTGGGATATCGTCCGTGGATAAGGGCTGGAAGTCTTCTCGAGGTGAGCTCACTTTTGCCGTGCCTGGGTGGTTCAAAGATCATGAGTCTTCTGATCTTTTTGTTGAGGAATGCGTCCAGATAATTACACGTTAACTCATGATGCCAGTTCACCTGATAGTCCGGGAAAGTGTACGTCGTGAAAGGCAAGAGCCTGTACCGGGCTTGCCTCTTGTGCAGCTCTCGTTTGAGAAGTAATTTCTGAACAAGAAGGTCTTTAGTTTCCAATTAAGACCTGATCGATTCTTTCGAGCTCAGCTAAAATCTCAGCCTCAGTCATCGGCACAGATTGGACTTTTATTGGACCACCATCTTGTCCCGTGAGCTCAAGTTTACTGGACTTAACAAATCTCTCCTGAGTATCACACCAATACATCATGAGTCTGGGATCTGGGTCCCTTCCCTCTCGGATAATGTTCCCGTGATCATCTCTGACTGGTTCTCTTCCAAAGGCTGAATCGTAAAGAGTTTTGAACACTTTGACGCGACTGCGAGACTTGCCTGTCTTAATAGCATGTTGCAGATCATCATCGGTCTTAAGTCGCTCTTCAAAGGTCGCGGGTGCCATGCCGAGAGCGATGGCAATGTCGTCTTGGGGGAGCCTGATGAAGGCCAGCTGTTCCACCATTTTTAGCATCTCGGGTGTAAGGGTGACTTTCCTCTTACGCGGCATGTAATGTTCCTTTTTTACGAGTTTGGGGTGTGTTTATTCCACATTTTGTCGAATTTTTGTTCTGGTAGGTACCATTTTGCGCACTTATTGTTGAGTTTGAGCACTGGTTTTTTGTGCTTTTTTTGATTTTGGGTTACTCTTTGGGTTCCTTAAGTGAGTTGGTTGCGGCAGTCTTTTTTGGGGGCCAGGGTTTCTCTGGCCCCTTTTTTATCAGGTGGGTCGGTTAAAATCGATTTAACCCGTAAACGTGATAATTTTTTATCATCCTGAGGTCTTTTGATCTCATCAGAGTTCTGAGAACAATTGATATGAACACAGCCACACTACGGTAATTATTAGTGTTTTAGTGTTACACATGACTCATGGTTTTTGAGAAATGTCCCGGCAAATACGTCATTTTTTTTGTTGGGCTATTTGCCGATTTAGAACCCTGCGATGTCGATGATGGTGAGGGTGACGTCCATGAACCCAATCTCGGAATCAATGGCCACCTTCTTGTGGGTTCCGTCCCAAAAATAACAGTCGTCGATACCGATTAAGGCACTGATGGCGTCATCTGCGGCCTTGATCCGATTGGAAGTGTCGTTTCTTTTTGGTCGGGATTTGGTTTTTTTGGTTTCCTTTGTGAGGACCTGTTCACGGGGGAAGTAGTAGGTGCGCTCAATGTGAATGGCTTGCCCGGGTTGAAGCTTGGTGGTCAGGATCCGGGCCATGTTGAGGGAGGTTTGGTTAAAGTTGGCCCAATGGATGACCATCCGTTCGTAGACGTTGTACTGAGCGGACCTCACCATTTTGCCTTTTTTGATTGGGGTCCAGAGGGCGTTGGCCGAGGGCGGGATGGGCATGTCTTTGAGAATGACGGATTGAATGATCATCCCCTGAGGCTAGGAGGATTTATGCCAGTTGGCAATTTTACTGAGCCGAGGCCTCAACGATAGACCGGATCGTTTCCAATTCCTGTCTCTTCGCTTTGATCTCTTGAGCCGCTTTGAAATACCGATAATGGGAGTTCTCGTTGGTCTCAAGGTCTTGCTCGAGATCCTCTAAGTCGGCAATCAGCTCATTTGCTCTTCTCATGAGAGGGCTGTTGTCAGGCTTCATGGAGGCATTTTCACACGACTTACGACCTGTCGCAACATTTATTTTGACACTTATAGTTAAGTTCTTTTTTTTCGGGGATCTTCTTTGAGCTCTTTCATTTTGGCGTCCATCTGATCCAGGAGCTCATCTGTGATGTCGACATCGAATTGTGACTTGTAAAGTTGGATCACTTTTTTTGCGGCCTCTTCGGCAGACTTTCCAATGGTGATGTAGGCGTTCACTGCGTCCAGGACCGTCATCTTCATCTTGGGCTCAGCCCCTAAAAGTTGGCCACGGAGAATGGCGTCCTTGGCTTTTTGTTCTAATCTCTTTTTTGCACTTCTTTTGGCGGCTTGGTCGTATTTTTCAATCTTACGTTTCGTTTCTCGGTTCATGGCTTGCCCTCTTTTTCCGTAGAGATTCTCTGACAAAGTGTGCTGCAGTGGCGATTTGCACAAGATTTGTTCACTTTAAAAGTTTTCAGGCAGGTCCTGCACTTTCGGGTGACCAAAGGGGGGAGTTTGTACTGGGGTTGGTGTTTTCTCGGGATCACTGGCAGTAGGGCAGTGCCTGGACTTTGGCTTTGATTTGCGGGTACGAGGCGGAGCTGGACCACATCGTTGACCAGTACCGGGCAAGTCCTTTTGCCTGACCTTGATCAAACTCGGTCCGTCCTCCGTAACTCACGACACTGTCTTGAGAGATTAAATGTCCCATCTCAGGGACGGCGCAATCAATGTTGACGAGAGGATCCGTCAAATTCTTGAGCGAAGCACTCATTGAACACCAACTCATGTGGTCTTCGTAGGAGAGCTGAAAGAGACCAATGGAGTTGGTGTTGGCCACATCGGGGGTGATGTCCTGGTATTGGTAGTCGCACTCAAAAAGCGAGATCCCCACCATCATGGTGGCCATGACCTCAATCTGGTGAGTCATGTCTATTTGATTAAATTTTGGGCAATAATCAGTCCAGTTGGTGGCGGCGGAGAGGTCTGAGAAGTTGTTCGATATTTGGTCCCTGAGCTCCGTGGACCAGGCTGAGGCTTGGGGGTTCGCTGATTCCCAGGCCAAGGGTCCGATGGGCTGCTGAACCACTGGTGGAGGGTTGGTGGACTTTTGCAGGGTCGTACACGAGACGAGGACGAGAGAAAGAAGGATCAACGCCGTACGAAAGACCTGTGTCATTTATCAATTCCCCTGTGAATCTTTAATCTCCTTACAAAATTTGAGCAGATCAAGTTTCATCCGAATGGAGCTCACAATTTGTTTGCCGCACTCCGCCGCGACTTTGACCCGGTCGGGATCGATGAGTCGGTACTCATTCTCCGGTTCCTCTTTTTTTGGAGTCAACGAGTGCATTAATTCGTGCAATCGCGTCTCCGTAGAGCTCAACAAATTCACGGATCGAAAGATCTCCCCGCTTAAGTCGGTGTATGGCTGCGTTAAGTCCGTGCGCGGGGTTGCGATCCTTGCGACTGGAATAGATGACTTCTCTGAGGTGATCTCGGTTTTTGGCATAATACTCTCTTCGATAGGCGTTAACGGTGTCTCGACATTTTTTGACGTACTCTCGTTTTCTTTTGGTGTCTCGCTCACGGTTGTAATTTTTTTTGGCTCTCTCTTTAGCTCTTTGGTTGTACTCCACACTCCGAGATGCGCTCCGTAATGACTCTTTTTGTCTAAAGGCTTCGTCGGTGGCGTATCGTTGACGGTAACGCTCTCTCGCTTTGGCTCTTTTTTCTTCGATGGATTGTCCCATGTCTTCCCCGATAACTCACACTGAACCGAATGAAACCGTTGTTCGCTGGAGGTCGACACTTTAAATGTCCTTCCGCAACCATCACAATTTCTTTCCTCAAGTGTGATGATCATTTAGATCTTATCCTCTTTGTTCGGAGTGAACTGCACGGGACCGTCAAGCTTGATGCAGAACCTTTCCTGAAGGTGTCTGGTCGCCTCTTGCTTGGTGACCAAAGCCCTGATTGGATCAAGTTTCTTTTGGTCCAGTAAAAGCATGAGAACCGAGTTGACCCAGTCAACTAATTCCTCGGAGGTGATGTCCGCCGTGATTCGAGATGTCTTTTGTTCAGGTACTTTTTTCATGTTGATCACTTTATCGGTCATCTTTGTGCTCCTTATTTAAAATAACACCAAAATCTTTGTTAATTTTAACCATGTAATAATACTCACCGTCGATCTTTTGAATTGGTGAGGCATAGACTCTTTGTAATTCTTTTTGGTAATCGCCAAATATTTTTCGTAAGTAACCAATCTCATCGTCTTTAGATCTTTGAAACAAAATAAACTGTCGGTTTTGTTCCATCTGTTCCGGTGTCACGGGATCATGGAGATGGTAATTCATGTAAATACCACCAGAACCAATCAAAATCATGAAGATACAAAAAATGTTCAATGCAATACTCATATTTGTTTATCCTTAAATTCGTTGTAGGCCACGAGGGCTGATCCGGTTGTGACGATATGATCAAAGTGACTGGCCATGGGAACTTTTGATTGATGGAGATACTTGAGGTGATCCCTGACCGATTCAATCGAATCTGCCAATTGATCAACAAGATTAATCAGAGCCACCCTGTCTTTAAGTAACAAGTTGACGAAGTGGTGCATCTCAAAAGCATTGAGAGATCCTTCATCTTTTTCCCATCTATTTTTTAACTCTTTCAGTTCTTTCATTTGTTTTCCCATTCATTGATGAGAGAATTCGTGGCGGCTTAAACACCTGATAATTTTGCTTTGGGGTCGTCGTTTTCAGCCTCGAGCTCATCAATTCGTTTATCCTTTTCAAACATAACACGCGACTTCCGGAGAATTTTTGCGAGCATTTTCTTTTCTTTGACCTCAAGCTCAGCGATGCGTTTATCCTTGTCAGCCATAATGCCCGACTGCCTGTGAAGTCTTGCGAGCATTTTCTTTTCTTCCGCCTCGAGTTCAGCGATTCGATCTTGCATTTGACTACGCTCAAGGATATCTCGCGCGTCTTTTCTTCCAAAGCAGTCAGGCAGCTCGCCAGTCTCGCTTTCAGCCGTAAATGGACGTGCTAAGTGCGGTAAAGAATCCACAATAAGACGGCCAATACCCGTTTCGAAATGCGAATCGGCCAAAGTCTTAAGTTCGTTATCGGGCAGCTGCAATAACGCATCGAGCGCAGAAATTGCACTGTCGGTTGCCGCAGATTTACTTTTACCGGACGAAGACCCTTGGGGGGATTCAGAGGAAGCCGTAAGTTGACTTAAGTGAAGCTGCTTAGATCTTGCAAAGGCCCATTTTGCGCCGGCTCGAAAACTGAAAGTATCGGTAAATCCATCTGCTGGGTCATCTTTACTGATTTGATTGTCAAACTGATCGGCTGCTTGTTCAATTTCTTCTTCACTCACCTCGGCCACAGCGCTTTGGGGGGATTCAGGCGGAGCTGGCTTAAATCTAAGAGTACAAGTCGTCAGCCCATTGGCGGTCTGCACATCGCCTTCCTTGTATGGCTCGATCCGATCCAGTGCACTCGGCTGGGCCTCTTGGGTGACCTCGCGGACTTTGATCATCGGCCCAACTGCTCCAACTCCGTTTTGAAAGTGCAGGATTGATTCAGCCATAGTCCACTCTCGTGGCTTATTCTCACTCACGCTAGACCCCTTGCACCTTGCGAATTAAATTGAAAACTCCGCGTCCTCGTTTTTTGGTTTTTATCTCTATAAAAAGTCCAGTTGAAGGCCAGAAATCATAGTTGCCCACGCGGTAATGCGAATCTGAGAGTTGGTTAAATCTGATATTGCGATCCAAAAGAATTTTAACTGAAGAGTCTAGATTCTGAGATCTCTTTTGTTTCCCAATTTCTTTGAGATCATTGTAAAGCTCACCCAGTTCACTCACCTGAGCCCCCTTTCTTCTCGATGGCTTGCAACGCTCTTTCCGCCTGATAAAACCAACACTCATCCTGGTGTTTTTTGGTCGTACTTCCGTCAACAATCTCTCCTTCACCGCAATAAAGACACCCCTCACTATGTTCCTCTGCGCGGAGGAGGGCTTCTCTTAAGTGATTAGCTAGCGCCACAATCTCATCACCTTGTGCAGCTCGTGCGGCTTGCCAGCCATCACGAAAGGCAAACCAGAGGCATTCCCGTTTATGATTATCAACGCCGGAGCCTTGCGGGTATAGACGGTTGAACTCTATGAGGCTTTCCTCATCGGACTTTGGCTTGTTGGTCATTTGCTCTGCCTCCTTTAGGCATTTAGGACAAGGCCCTGCTGGATAAGCGTCAGGATGCTTTTTGCAGTTCATTCACTCACCCCCCCCCCCCCCCCAGCTTGCTTATCGTTTTCAATAATCCAAGCAATCGCATCAACA